GATTATATAAATATATATAATAAGATAGTATTATAGTAGGGAATATATAGTATTGAATACCAGATGATAGAATATTGATATAATTATAAATAGAATATAATAATATATGAATATGTAAACATATATAAATATATAATAATATAGTAAAGTTATATATCATAGTAATATAGTAGGATAGTAAATTGATAGGAATAGTATACATAGTAAATATATATACATAGTTGAGAAGTAGGAAATAGAAATCATAGTTAAAAGATAGGAATAGTAAATCATATATAAATAGTAGGGAATAGGGAAAACATAGTAAAATAGTGGGGATAATGGGGAATGATGGAAAGATGGGAAATGATGGAAATGTTAGAAAGATGTGATAGATAACAGGGGAATGTAACACTTCTGCTTCTTTCCTCTATTACCCTAACAAAGAAAGTTATTCGCATAGTTATCCACATTTCAACCGAGTTATCCACATTTCTACATTTTACAGATTTTTACTTTATCTATTCTGTTAGATATTTGATAAAATAGAAAAGATCTATCTAATACACAATTAGAGAGATCTTTTTTCATAGTTAGTTTTAACTAATTAGCATTGACTAACCACCAGTTAGTTAAAACTAACTAACCATAGTGGGGTATATTCTCAGGAAATGGGGGATGTCACTTTTTAGAAATTCGTCTGTAGCACTTACACCACCACATCCCTTAATCAATCCACATTCCTATATTACAAGCCATATTTGTCCATTTACCACTTTTCCAGCATTTAATCAGTCATATTTGTCTAATTGTCCATCATTCCCCACACTACACCCTTATATTTCCCCATTCTCCATATTAAATCTTGCCATGTTAAATTTCTATATTAAATGTTAAAATTAAAAAACCCAACCTAGTTGTATAAATATATATAATATATTATTTAAACAAGTTGGTTGGGTTTTTATTATTCAGTTATAATTTACAACAAGTCATTGGTTTTACTTTTTAATCAACATATTTGTTTTATCAATCTTATCTTCCATAGACAATTCTTTTAAATGTCCTTGAGTAGACTTTAATAATTTTCTAACAGTGCTTTTGTTTAAGCTATCCTTTAATTCTTTCAAGTCTTTATTCTTTTCTACTTCTTTTACTATGTATTCATTATTCAATATTATTTCATATTCAGTATAAACATAGGCGATTTTCATATCCTTGCATATCTTTTTATTTATTTCAATTTTCTTGAAGTATGGAACTTCTGACCACTTTTCATAACCGCTTTCATTCATATATTTCCTACTATGTTCAAGAAATTTTTTAATCTGTTGTTCATTGGCTTCTTCTTTATGACGAACTTCAATATATGTTCCATCTTCTTGTTTATATCGTTCATAATAACCAAACATAAGAATTTCTTTTTTATATATAAATCTTTCATCAACTAATTTATCAAATGTTTCTTTTACAAGACGATTTAATATGGGGTGAACATCGTTGACAAAATCATATAAAGTGGCGTTTTCAAGTTTTGGGTCAATATACTCTTTGAGTAATTTATATTTTTGTTCATTCATGCTGTCATAAGTAAAATACTTATAATTTTCATTGACCATATTAAATAACTCAAGAAATCCTTTAATATCAGACCTCATCTTATTTTCTTTGATTAAGGATAGTTGGACATATATTGTGTCTTGAAGAATTTTCTTACAATCTGATAATTTTTGTAAGTCAAATTTTTCTTCTTCCGTTAATGGACGAACAATAGTGTAATCTTTTTTATTGCCATTTTGTTCAATCAAATATTTTTTCTTAATTGCATTTAGTGATAACTTAGGATTCTTTTCATTATATCTAATTCCTAAGTTATCACATAATTGTCTAAGTTTCATATAATAATCCTTTATTTTTCAATAATTGAATATCCTCATTATAATTTTAATCAAAACCTTGATGTATTTTATATTAGATTTACTTATCTTTTGGTTGGACTTTAACCAGCATATCAGCTTTAATCAATTCATATATAATATCTAGCGAATCTCTATAATCTCTGTATTTGCAATTTGGATGTTTATGTATTCGTGGATCGTCGTCTTTCCAATCATTAACACAAAAACAATAATTACTTACAAAAAGCATTTTACACCCTCTGGCAACGCATAAATAATAACATTCGCTTTCTTTTGCTGTTCCTTTACAATGCTTAAATCCGTACTTTTCAAATTCTTTTACTTCACAATTTGGCTTTAACATTTTATTCCTCCGCTAAATCTTAATTAACAAGTTCCATTGTGTCTGTATAAACTCTTACGTTTCCATATTTTTCATTTGGATGCGTTAATAATCCAATAGGACGAGTATGATCATATTTTTCATCTGGGAATGCAGTTCTACAAGATTTGCAACCACAAACATAACCAATCAGCCTTTTCCCTGTTTGTACTTCTTCTGCTGTTACAAGTAAATCTGTTATTTTCATTCTCATTCTCCTTAAATCCTAATTTATTTCCTTTAACTGACAGATCAAATTTCTGATATGCTCTCTATTCACCTTAATTTCTTCCTCATCATCACAATCACAATAGAACATGCTCCATTCAGTTAAATCACTTTCAATGTCTTGAATTAGTTCCTTGATTAAATTATCAATATTTAATTCACTAAAATCATATAATCTGCCTCCATCGTCTTCATTTTCAGCAATAACAAACATAGAATATGGATTTAAGACTAATGTAAATTCAGTTCCTTCTTCATCAAGCCATGCCATTCCTTGACCATTTATTTTGTAGTCTAAAATGCTTGTAATAAATCTACTGGTACATTTGTAATATAACTTGGTGTTCCAAAAAATTCATTACTGTTATTATCTTCTATCTTAAAATCACACCATCCATATTTAGGATTACTAATCATTATTATTTTCCTCCATTTTCATTTCATATTCATCTTTACTCTCTTCGTCAGATTTTTTATATATAGTTATTCGTCTTGAAATGATTGAATACGGTTTTTTAAATAATTAATCTCATCATTCCAATAGTCTATTAACATCTCTTCGATTTGATGCTTTGCATCTTCTATACTATCTGCAAACAATGTATCGTATTCAACATTTAGTTCTTTTGATACATATATAAATATGTTTTCGTCTGTCTCATCTTGTACAAAACCAGCTACTACATTTTCATCATCTTCTTCATAAAATTGACTAAAATGTAATTTATAATATTCCTTACCAAAGTCATTTTTCTCACCTGTTTCCCAATATTTATTCACTTTTTCACCTCTTCTGGTTCTTCCAAAATTACAATATTTAAAGTTCCTGTATCGTAATTTTTACCCATTCTTGTCTTAAATCCAAGTTTATTTAATTCTTTGTCTAATTCGTATAGACTATTTTTATCTGTACTGTAAATCTTACTACCTTTACAAATCTTGACAGTTCTTGCATATTTTTTATCTTGTCGAGCTGAACTAACATATAACAATCGGTCTATATCTACTTTAGATATTTTATTTCGTGAAGCTACTTGTGAATAGTCTATGCTTTTATATTCCATAATAATATTCACCTTTACACTTTAAAATTGAATTTATTTTTAATAATCTTCTGATAAAAGTTTACATAAATTTCGTCTTTTGAAATCTTTTGGAATATCAATAATTATCCTCATCTTTGTCCTCACTTTCTTCAATAATTTCAAAACACTTATTTTTCCATTCTAACACAAAACTAAGGTTATATGAACCATATCCAATACAATAGTAATCCTCTCCGACTTCTTTGTATTTGATTTCATAATAAGGTTTTCTACCAATCATTCTTACAATAATATCTATTTCATTAACTTTAATACGTTCTGTTTGTTTATTACTCATATCTTGCATATAATCAACTTCTTCTCTCTTCATTTCTCTTCCTCCATTTCTTTCAGCTTGGCTTCGGCTTCCTCTTTTGTGAGAAAGACTGTATAAAATACATCACATAATCCAAATACTCTTCGTTTTGTTTTGAATTTAATCCCATATCCATCTATGATAATTTCTTTGACTCTCTGCTTAGAAATACTCTTTGCTATAATGATATAAACAGTATCTCCTACCTTGCAAGGCAACCGCAGAAGCAATCCCTGCTCATCTAAATCCTCATATTTCCCTAATGCTTCAAGTAATAGTCCTTTATACTGATAAGAGTTTTCTCCACATGGTAAATTATCCGCTACTCCATGTGATCCATCACTATATGTTTTTGTTAATCTCTCCATTTTATACCTCCGTCAGTTTTGGGTTGTCAAAAATGCTACCAACAACTTCGACATTTCTATCGGAAACCACCCAATAATATAAATTTTTATACCATATAAAATCATCATGTTTTTTAATATTCCATTCAGCTTCGTTCCAAAGAACAATAACTTCACCAAGTCTACATTTGATAATATCATTTTTCCAAATTAGATTTCCATTCTTATCTTTCAAACTTGTACATTGACAAATAGTATCGGGTCTTACTTCATATGCAAATGGCGAACCCGCATTATTACTTATATACCATTTATCATCTTTGCAATGTAAAAATCCTGTAACCAACTCTCCGTTACAAGTTTTTGCCTTAAACAAATATCTATCTTTCAAACTCTCTCTCTCTCCTTTTAATAGTTATAATCTATTTTCAATCATCTATTTTATAAAAAAACAATAATTATACAAACAATGGCAATCATTAGAATAAATATACCTAATGTCTCATCGGATTCTTCATTCTTTTTTACAACATTATTGTGTCTCTTAGGTGTATTATACATGATACTTCTTGCAATTAACCTTGACATATTATTTCGTCCACTTCTAATTCCATAAAATCTCATTCTATTCCACCGCCTTTCACAATCTCGATTACCTTATTAATAAGACATACCATACAATCCGATGTTTTGCACTCTTCTCCAAAACAATCTTCAGTAACTGGTGATGTTATTATTTTTTCAATTTTTTTCAACTGCTCCACAACCTTGTTCGGGTTGTAGGCGGTTGGTGTGCATTTTGCCGCAATCACAACTGGATCATTTTCAACTCTGCCTTTTACCAGTTTATCCTCATCAATCAGTCTTCCCATTATTCACCCTCCTGTTCCAAATTCTAATTGCTTCTTCTTTTGTTAGCGCACACGCCGTATTCGCTAAACAATCATTACATGATACCCAAGGTGTGCTTATGTCCCAAATATGAATATTCATTCCTCCGCAGAACGGGCACGGTTTAAGTTCTTCACTCATTCTTCGTTTGATTTCCTTTCATCATATCAGCATCTAAATTTTTAATTATGCTGTACTCATTTTGATTTTTTAATTACTTTATGTTTTCCTTCAGAATTACGGAGTATTTTATATCCCATATTTTTCAATTCTTGTACTTTTCTGGAATATTCAATTACATTATTATTTTTATATAATGAATCTAATTGGTATTCAAAAGAATTATATCCAAAACCTCCAAATAATAAATTAAACATATCTTCAGAATTATTCATCATATATTCCTCCTTTTTAACATTTGTCTAAATTTAATTTTAACCAATCTAACTGCTTCGCTTGTAATACCAAATTTTCTTCCAATTTCTTTCATATTATACCCATCTGCCAACATAGAAATAATTTCTTTGTCTCTATTGCAAAGCTGATTATAGCAGTCTAAAAATACAACATTTGTTATTGCTTCGTTTTCAGTGTTAAAGGTATTTGGTAAAATACTTTGTACTGTTGTATCATCACGATTAAACAATTCTCCCTTAATCTTTTCTTCATAAGAATATGTTGTCTTATTTATTTTACGATTCAAATGTTCTTGAAGTTGAAGTTCTTTACATACTGCATAACTCATACATTTTAACGCATAGGTGGCAAATTTAGATTTGTTCTCGTCAAATGTTTCAGCGGCATTACATAATGCAATAGCAAGAACACCATACCATTCTTCCATACTCATATTTCTTTTATTGAGAAAATGAAAAATTAAATTATGGTTCTCTGTCACTAATTCCTTTGCTTCATTTGTCATATTTATACCTCAATATTTAACCATTTTTTATTTTTCCAATATTTCCATTGAACATTTCCACCAAATAGTCTAGTTTCAATGTCTTCTACGTTTTTCATTCCTAATAGAAAATCTTTAATTTGTTGAACTTCTAATTTACTTGCACTTGTCAAAATTTTCCATCTTACTAGTGTTTTATCAATTTGTTCAACAGACCAATCATAATCTGATAATTCTGCTTGACGCTTAAATTCATTAATATTGACTTGAACTTCTTTTTCTGCTTCGTCATAAGTAAAATATACTTTGTCTGGACGAATAGACACATGATTAATATGATGTTTCCAATATGGGTATTTCTTTATAATCCTATATCCTTCTTTTGTGATTTCGGTTTCAACCACACCATGAAAAATAGTTTCAGATTTTACAAGATAACCTTTATTATAAGCATCTTTAATAGTTTCTGGATTTTTAAGGTTTAATTTAAAACTGATTTCTTTTTCACTAAGTTCAGACCAAGATAGCGTATATAAATCTGTATTATATGTCCAATCTTTAGGAAGTTTATGATATTTATTATCTTCAAATTCATCAATGGGAATACCATTAATCAGTCTTCTTTCTCTTGGCTCAAGATAATCAATAATTACTGCGTCAGAAAATTGATCTGATACCATACCAAAGTGTACAGAATATTTTCCATTCCCATCACTATGACACCAATAAACAATATTACCTTCATGAAATGTGTTTGAACGAACCATTAAATTTCCTCCTATTCATATTTTAATATTCTTTTATATTCAAGACATATTATACCACTTTTTTAATTTATTGTCAAGTATCCATTAACTAAAATATAAAAAGTTCTATAAGCATCTTCTATTGTATCAAAACGTGTATTGATATTAATTCCTTCACTAAATAACCCAATAAAATCACCATATGGATTTAGTTGTAAATCAGTATTATATTTGTTATCGATCATCCAATCAGTAAAATTATCTAAAAGATATTGTAAATAATTTTTCTTATCTTGTTTGCCATTAAAATAATATATTGTTTCAATTTCAAGAATATATTTCTTCTCATCTTTTAAATAAATTAAATCAATATCATTCATAGTAAGTAAATTTGGTTTACTTGCAGAAATATCATCACAAGAAATAAGACCCCAAATAAATTTCATTTCTTTGTTTTCGGTATAGTCACTATTAAATTCATCAAGCCAATCACTCATTTGCACTACTCCTTTCTTTATTCTTTAAAATCTAAAATAAGAAAATGTTGACAAGTCCAATTATCAGATGGTAGACCTATAGCACATCCAATTTTATCTTTATAAAATACACAATTCTTGTCACATTTTTTATGTGAATTACAATATTTCATTATTGTTTTAATAGCACATTGCAATTCTTTTGCTTTTTTATTGTTAATCATTATTGCTCCTTTCTAATATTTGTTTTAATGTAACAGGCGTATAATTCCACAACATACATCCAACATTATAAGCATATGGTTCTGCCTTAAATCTATGATTGTTTTCCATTTCTGCTTGTATATTTAATTCATGTACTTTATTTCTAAGTTTTTGTAAAGCCTCTTGGAACACGAGATGATCAAAGTTATTATGAGTATGTCCATATAGATGAATCCAGCCTTTGTAAGCACCATTCCATGAATAAATTGGATAGTGACTAAGAACAAGATTATGATTTTTACCATTAAAGTTATCTATAATTTCTTTATATGGTACAATTTCTGTAAATAATTGTAAGATACGATTATCTTTAATACATTGTTGATCGTGATTTCCTAAGATCAGAATTTTCTTTGCTTTGAGTTGTGAAATAATTGAAGCAACATAAGCATTATCTTTACTACTTCCTAATCTTCCAATATCACCTAAGATAAAAACAGTGTCATCATTATGGACAACTTTGTTCCAGTTATCAATAATGGTTTGATCATGTGCTAAAGTTCTGTTTTCAAAAGAATTCTTACATCCAATATGTAAGTCACTAATATAATAATTCATTTATATTTCCTTTCATCAATAATACTTGTTTGGTTAAGATTATCAAAGATATTTTGTGCATATTTATATAATTTTTTCTGAACTATGTGTTTTGCTTTTTCAACACAATCATACCAATGTAAATTGTTTAAATTAAATTTTATGGAACATTGCTTTTCGCCTATTTGTGGTAAATATATATCTAAATATGCTATATCATAAATTAAAGCTTTTGACAATGAAGCAACTTTAATCTTTTTATTTGTATCTGTTATAAAAAATTCATAATAACAATTACTAACTCTTTTTATTATCATGGTGTTTTCTCCTTTATTTAATTATTTTTATTATATTATATCATATAATTATATAAAAGTCAATAGTTAATTTAAAAATATTTATAGATAATATATTATTCAGAATTGAAGAAAATGTGGGATTTTGGATAGTATATTGGTTATAAATGAAATAAAAATTAAAAACCCAACATTCTTGTTTAAAAAAATATATATTTATATTAATTATTATTTAAACATCATAGTTGGATTTTTTCATTGTGGGGTTGACACCCCACTCCCCACAACCGATTTTAATTATTTATTGTTGCATAAGTCTTTGTCCGAGCAAAGCTCGTCCAAATCCTTTCACAAAATAAATAATTAAAATACGGGGCGATATTTTTTAGTTTTGTGTTAAGAATTTATATTTAATAATATTATATAATATATAACTTATAATACAAACTCAACTAGATTAGTCTAGTAAGTTAAAATTTTAACAATCTTTATTTTTTGTTCTTTAAATGCGAAAATCCAGTTTAACGGTTACAGCAATATGGATCTGAATACCGTCAATGAATATTGTTTTGTCTCCATAGAGGCTAATCCAAGTGCGTATAATGCACCAGCACCAGGGCGGTATCTATGTACTCCTCGTTTAATTGGCTTCCAAATCGGTGTGTCAATGAATGACGGAAGGATATATTCAAGAGGGCATAACTGGAGTGGCTTTTCTGATTGGAAAGTAGAAGCATTTCAGTGATTAATTTACCCAATAAAGCTTTTTATCTCCCAGAAAACCAATGTGTATTTTTGGGATACGCTTGAAACAATCCACCACTTACCGGATTCTTGCACAACTGTAACTTGAACGTCGCGAGTATTCCACATACTCACTATTACGGGGATGGCATTGTTTAAGCCTTCCGTTCCTGGAATCTCAACAGCTTTGTTTGCTATTGCATCCACTACACTTGTGTGATAATAAATTTCGGCTTTATTCGCATTTAACCAACTATATCATATTACAATTTTTATAAAAAGTCAATATAACTACTTGACAAAAATGTAAAAATATGATATAATATTACCAGAATAATAAAATTATATAAATTGTTTGACAATTTAGAAAATTTATGATATAATAAATAAAAAAAAAGAAAGGAGGAAGTTTTATGGAATATGAATTTGAAGATTTCTGCGTAGAAGTCAAATCTTATGGACTATACGAAGATTTATATAAATGTATTCTTTATGGTGTTGAAGAAGTATATGAAGATTATTGGAAAGAGAAAAATGGGGAAATGTAAAAATGTTTACTTGTTTAATTGGTAATAACAAAATGAATAGAAGTGAAGAGGTGAAATAATGGCAGGAATTAAAGTTCCACAACATGAGATTTTTAAAATTAGTACAGACAAACTAAAACATAGTAAATGGGATTTAACTATCACAAGAAAAGAGGCTTTTATAAACGAAGAACTTACTCCATTATTTCAAGGTGAACAATTCAGAGCGATCCAAAGAATTGTTGGAGAAAAGAAAATAGATTATACAAAATATATTATGGCACTAGAAGTTAATTCGGAGAAAGATTTTCTAAGAGCTTGTAAAAAAGGTTTTAAAATTAACGGAAAAACATTTAGACGTTTTGTTGGTACTACTGGTGGACTGAAAAGTAATACGGTTTTATTTGTTAGTGATGATATTTATGATAAACTATATGAAATTTCAGAATGTGGCAGAGATAAAACCGTTCCGATTATTCCTGCAAAACTTGAAGCATATAGAGCATTGTTTTGTAGTGCAAGTCAAAGAATTATTAGTCCAAAAGGTATTTTGGTAGTATCAGATTGTATTACGCAATATTATGATGATGTAATTAAATTGGATAATGGAAATAATGAAGTTGAACCAACAATGACTGTGTTGAAAAATGAATTATTAGAAAACAATGCTTCTGATGGGTATAATTTATGCACAATAGGATATATGGAAAAAGTTTCTAAAGTTTTAGGATTAGATTATATTCCAAATGGCGTGTGTCTAAGAAATGCTTGGTTAAAAGGTATGCTTTATCCATTTCCTATTGTTGAGTTTTTTGATAAATATATGAATGGTCATTATATTGTTAAAGATATTTGGGGGAATGATATTGACATTAGAAATGTTGAAATGATTTTAACAGAATCTAGCTTAAAGTTGTGGAGCAGTTATAAATCAATAGATGATTATATTGAAAACTATAAAAAATATGGATATGAATTTTCTGTGACAAAGATTTCTCCACATAAACTTGAAGACGAAAGAGCTGTTAATTATCAATATTTACAATCATACTATTTTTCAGATGAAGATATTCAAGAATTATGTGAACCAACTGTAAAGTTTTTAAAGGATTCTATGTGTGGTGATTATCAGTCAACATTAAAATTTTTAGGCATCAATGGAAACTTAAATGATAGCAGTTGGCAACAAGCATTGGGAATAAGTGAGTATATGTTAAATGACCCATATATTATTGATTCAGTACATAGAATGATAAAAAAGAAAATTAGTGATGCGAAAATTGGTAAACTAATTGTAAAAGGGAATTATCAGATTTTAAGTGGTGATCCATTTGCTTTAATGCAACACATTTGTGGATTGGAAGTTACTGGTTTACTTAAAGAAAAAGAAATTTATTCAAGTTATTGGAACGAAAAAGGTGTTAATGAAGTTTGTGTGTTTAGAAGTCCTATGACAAGTCATAATAATATTAGAAAATGTAAAGTCAACAATTCAGATGAATTAAAATATTGGTATCAATATATGGATAATATATTTATTGTTAATGCCTGGGATTCATTTTGTATGGCTTGTAACGGTGCAGACTTTGACGGTGATCTTGTATATTCTACTAACAATGATGTGCTTTTAAGAAACTACAGAAAACTAATGCCACTAATGTGTGTTCAAAGAAAATCAGAGAAAATTATTCCTACAGAGGAAGACATTATTAAATCTAATATGAACGGTATGGGGAATAAGGTAGGCCAAATTACAAATCGTGCAACAAGTATGATGGACGTACAATTTAATTTTGATAAAGATAGTGAAGAATGGGATATTATGACATATCGAATTGCTTGTGGTCAATTACATCAGCAGGATGAACTAGATAAGATCAAAGGAATTGTAGCGAAACCCATGCCTAGATATTGGTTTAGTATTAAAGATTGTATAAATGACCAACAAAGATTATTGTGTGCTAACAAAAAACCATATTTCTTTATATATAATTATGATTATATTAAAAAAGAATATACAGATTATATGAAAAATGTTGAAAGTAAATGTTTAAGAAGATTTGGAATTTCATTAGAAGAATTATTAAATAAAATAAATTTAACAAAAGAAGAACAAACGTTTGTTGAATATTATCATAAAGGTCTTCCAGTTGGTTTTGGTGATTGTGCAATGAATAAGATTTGTTGGCATATAGAAAATGAATTTTTAGGATATAAGATTTCATTGAAGCATAATGGAAAATTTGATTATAATAAATTAAAATATCCAAATAAAAGATGTAGAGAAGAGCATAGATCTAATTTGAAATTCTTATGTGACGAATACACAAAACAAGTTGCAACATATAAAAAAGAACAAGAGTTAAAAAAAGAATCAAGTGGAGAAGTTCATAGCGATCAAACAAAAGCTGACAGAAAGTTTATGCGTGAAGACTATGCTTGCAGTGCAAAGGAAATTTGTCCAAATGATGAAGAAAGACTTAATATTGTATTAGATATGTGTTATGGTTGTAGGAACAATAGACAATTTTGCTGGGACGTTGTTGGAGATTTAATTATTAAAAGATTGGAGGAGTTAGAAAATAATGGCGAATTATATATTTAATGAAAAACAGTATATAGAAGATTTTTTAAATGGAACACAAGTTGAAAACAAAATTGGTCTAAGATATATAATTGGATTATTGTTTCGGTATTATACAATTTATAAGTCAGATGAAATAAATTCAAGAAAAGTTAAAGATCAAATTTTGAACGATATAAAAAATAATGGTTCTTTCCATGATAATAATATTCAAGATTTTGAATTGGAAAAAATTATTAAAAGTGTAATTGCAAAGAATAAAAAGTATTATAAAGATAACGGAATGTATAAACCCTTAAAACAATTAGAATATATTCCATTGTATAAAGGTGAATTTGATTTTATTCAAACTTTAGAAACAGAACAAGAAAAGAAATTTATGTTTACTTGTTATATTCTTGCAAGATTTTATAATACAACTTGGGTCAATAGTTCAGAAACAGAAATTTTCAAATTGGCAAATATTACAAAGACTTCAAAAGAAAAATCTTTGTTTATAGGGAAGTTATTAAGAGAAGAAAAAATTTTTATGTCAGATTACATAACAAGCCTTGCACTTAAATTAAAAGAAGTAAAACAAGAAAATGATGAAGAGGCGATTAAGGTTTATGAAATAAAAAATCTAGGCAATCTATTCTTAGCTCATATTAGACCAAATTATAAACAGTGTGCGAAATGTGGTAGATTGGTGAAGATTAAAAGTAAAAACGATCACAGTACAAAGTATTGTAATAAATGCGGATATGAAATTAAATTATTGCAAAATAACGGATATTACCATAATAAGAAGTAATTTAATGAAAAGCGAAAACCCGTGAAACCCTTGATTTTACTAGGTTTTTACGGGTTTTTTGATAAAAATTGTTAGTTTCTATATAGGGATAGAAAAGAATAAAATCTATGCCAATTAAACAAGCAAGTATACTAATGGTTTGAAAGTAAATAAATCATACCATTTCTATATCCTTCCCCATAGGGATTATTATGGGACTCATAATTAATATCACCTCTCTTTCTTTGGAAATTCCCGATGGCAAGGCGGGTTATCCTTGCCACTTTAAAAAAGAAAGGAAGTTAGATATGGCAAAACCTAAAGAAAATTCAAGACTGACAACAGAAGATATTGTATCACTTCTGTCAAAAAGAAGTAACTTAACTAAAGCTCAAATAAAAGAATGTTTTATTGTGTTTGCAGAACTATATAATGCTCTAATGTGTTCTGAAAATACACCATTTGATTTTACAATGCCATTGCCCTATATTGGCACTTTTAAATCCAGAGTTTATCATGGGAAAAAGAAGGGTAGTACATATTTTGTAGGATTTGACAAAGAAAATAGGCAAAAGGTAGTAGTAGAGGAAGATAGACCAGACTTTGTACTTCCTGTTTTTGTTGTTAAACCAGAAATTGTAAGATTAAGAAAAGAAGCGTCTAAGAAAAGATGGAGTAAGGGATATGAGCCCAAAGAGGCGTGAGCTTGGAATTGATCAGATTTGTAATCTTATCTCACTAGAAACAAAGAACAATCCTAAAACAATAAGAAAAATCTTAGAAGCAACTTATTCTGTAATCTTGAAGCAACTTGAACTTAATGATAGAATATACTTTTATAATTTTGGTGCATTTGAAATTAGTGAGCGTCCCGGCGGAGATAAAAGAATGGGAGATCCTGTTAATGGTGGAACTGTCGTAAGATATATTAAGCCAAAGAATATGATTACATTCTTACCTTCTTCTGTATTTGATAAAGCAGTAAATGAAGGAAATTTCCAACCACCTCCTAAAAAGAGAAAACCATATAAGAAAAGTCAAGCCAGAATGATGAAAGAATATTATGAACGTAATAAGGTTGACAATAAACCAACAGTTGAAGAAATACTTGTTAAAGCATTAAATGTTTCACAAGCAAGGAAAACTGATGATAAATGGGAAATTGAACAAGAAGTAAAGAAGATGGAAAGGGATAATAATTATGACGAAGCAGAAGTATGAGGATAAAAGAATTGTTACAATTTGTGGAATCCTAGATAAGAACGAAGATAACGAATATATTATCACTGTAAATGAAAAAGATAATGTTTCAGAATATAGTTTAGCAGGATTTCTTGAAAAAATGTGCGGTTCTGTAATTAGTCTTACGTCTGAAATGAAATAGGTGCGTCTATGGGATACAACAGATTTGAGAATGAAACAGATGAAGAAGTAATATTTAGAATATGCTCACAAAAAGAAAGGGTCGGAACGTGGCAAGATGTGGCGAATATTTTAAATGAACTTCTTGGAAATGAATTTACTGAAAGTGCTTATCGCAAAAAGTATCAATCATTTCAAAAATTGATACAAGCTAATGAACATAAGATTTTAGACGATGATAATTATATTAAAGAACTTAGGCTTGAAAGACAAGAACTTGCTAAAGAAAAACAAAAGTTGTCAGATGAGCGCACTGAACTAAATCGTCAAATTCGTGAACAAGCAAGAAAAGAATCTTATCTTGATATGGTTAAGAATGTATTATGTGATAATGTTGTTCCGTTTGAACTTGATTCAATTAAGGAAGAACAAAGTTATATAGAGTTAGGTGATACGGATCTGCTTGTTCATATGACCGATATTCATACTGGAATTTATATTGATAATTTCAAGAATCATTTTGATTTAGAGGAATTAAAAAGAAGAATTGATAGGTATATTGTAAAAATTATACAAATTCAAAAACTTCATCATGCTACAAATTGTTATATTGTTGCGTCTGAATTAATTAGTGGTTTAATTCATAATAATCTTAGATTGCAAAATAATTTAGACTTGATGGAACAATTTAAAGCAGTTGCAATTCTGCTAAGTAGAATGATTATGGAGCTATCATATAAGTTTAAAGATGTGTATGTTTACACGGTGGAGGGAAATCATTCACGCCTAGTAGCCAAGAAAGAAGATTCGTTACAAGGTGAAAATATGGATATTCTACTTCCGTTCTATTTACAAGCGAAATTACAGAATTATAAAAATGTTCATATTGAAGAAAATACAATGTGCCAAGATATTGCAATGTTTAATATTCTTGGAAATAACGTGTTTGCAAGCCATGGTGATAAAGATTCGCCAAATAATGTAGTACAAAATTGGACTATGATGTTTGGAGTTAAGCCAGATATTGTATTGCTTGGACATAGACATACAAATGGAATGACTACAGTATATGACACTAAAGTGATCGAAAGCGGATGTGTAAGCGGATCAGACCAATATGCTCTATCAATTAGAAAGTGTAATAGACCCGAACAAACCGTGTCTGTTATTGATAAAAATGGATTAGTATGTTTATATGACATACAACTTGATTAAAAGATAAGGAGAAAATTATGTGTGATTTTTGTAATTATGAGGAAGAAACTCCGAAAATTGGTTGTTCACTAACTATTGTTGATAAAAATGGTGATATTACCACTATTGAAAAGAATGAATCTCAATATTATGATCATGAACTTTGTCAATATGCTCAATGGTTTAAATCATTGATTCATGCCATGGGATATGAATGGGTAGATGAAGTAAAGATTGTATCTCATGGTGGCGGTGATTGGATAGATGAAGACAAAGAATTTTCTAGTGAAGATCTTTAATTTGTTGTTGACAAAATAAATATTATGTGATATAATACAGTTATAGGATATAAGTTTACATATTTTCCGTCTTGGAGAACTTATGTATATATAAAAACCTCCATGCCACAATTATAACCAACATGGTTCATGGTAAAATATCCTAGGTTGGACGGGATAGAATTTAGTTAAGGGTAACTAAACAAATGGAAGTGTAAGATATATTCGTGTGACGATAGGGGTATATAGTAGAAGGGCTTACACAAGGTTTGAGATTTGTCCTTTTTTAGTGGGTTGCTAAATTAAAAAATCTTGTACATAGTGTTGTGTCAAGTACAACTAAACCGTGATAGGCGGTTAGAATATCTATTAAACCAAACCTTGCAGGTGAAGTATCCTGTCGGATGAAATGTGCGTATATTTTAAATCGACACTTTTATCCGAAAGTTATGTGGTGCTTTAAACCATTGGTTTTGTCATTTGTCCAGCTAAAACTTACCGAAAAATGACTTTATAAATTAGAAAGATTATCTTTCTGTACATATTGCATTAGCCGTATGAAACAACCGAAGGGAGTAACTTCATTGGCGAAAAGAAAAAATGAAAATCAAATAAAAATAAGTTTTTTAAATAATGGACATTCCGTAACAGGTTCATGTACTATTATAAAATTTTTGGATAGAACTATTTTATTTGAATTTGGGGGAATACAAGAAGGTCATACAATTTTATCCAATTACAAAATGAACAAAGAGCAAATATCAAAAATACACGCAAAAGATATTGATATGATTATAGGAGGACATTTTATGCACTATGATCACGGAGGAAATATTCCTGCTCTTATAAAAAAGAATCCAAACATTAGAATTATTACAGGTAAAAACACTTCTGGTATTCTAAAAGAAATGTGGCTAGATTCTGCAAATATATCAATTCGTGATTGTGAAACTTTATCTAATCAATATTCAGATAAAACATTTGTTCCAATATATGATGTTTCTGATGTTGAAAAGGCGTATTCTTTAATTGAAGAATATGATGTTGGAATAATTCATAAATTAGACGATAATGTATCAATTAGATACACTTACTCTGGACATATTTTTGGGGCAACGCAATGTGAAGTTTTTATTAGTATAAAAAATCATACTACAAAACTTCTATTTACGTCAGATCTTGGAAATCAGAAAATTCAAGATTTAAAACCATTTGTTCAAAGATTTGAGCCAGTAGTTAATGCACAATATGTTTTTGGGGAATGTACTTATGGTGCAAGAGATAATAAACAAATTACTCAAAAAATAATCAATAAAGATTTAGAAAAAATTAAATCTGTTATTAAGCAATTTTGTGGAGAATATCATAGAAGAGTTTTAATGCCAGTTTTTAGCTTAGATAAATGTCCAGTGGTTTTATGGATTATTTATAATATGTTCAAAGATGATAAAGACTTTGATACAAAAGTGTTAATAGATAGTCCACTCACAAACAGATTATTAGATAGGTATAGCGAGGTATTAGAAGATGAAGCAAAAAAATCTTTTGATGAAATGCTTTCATGGAAGAATCTTAAAAGAATCATTTCGCCAGAAGATAGTAAATATGCAATGGAAAATATGACCAATATACTTATTTTAAGTTCTGGTGGTATGTTGCAAAGCGGACGTTCTGTTAAATGGGCGAAAGAACTTTTGCCTCATGGAAATGATTGCTTAATTCTTAGTGGTTATTGTGGAGAGAATACATTAGGATATAAAATAAAAAATTGTAGTGATCAGAAAACAATTACAATCAATGGTACAGTTGTAAAAAATAAAGCGCAAATAATAAATGTCAGAAGTTTAAGTGGTCATTGTCAAAGAGATGATTTGCTTAAATATTACTCTTCTATTCATGCTGAAAAAATTTGTCTTATTCACGGACAAATGGAAGGTAAAATAGAATTTGCACAAGATTTAAAAAAAGAAATTGCAAATAAAAGTATGACAACTACTGTTTGTGTGGTAAATAAAAATACAGAAATTGTGATATAGAATTTACAATTTAGGAGAAATGCCTATGAACAAATTAAAATGTTTCATTGGAGGTATGCTAACGGTAGTTGTAGCAATTCCTATATTGGAAGAAATAACAGAAATTGTTTGTGGTTATCTTGAAGTTTTAAAAGGGAACAGTACAAAAAAGGTACTTGAGGTTAATAAAGCAATTCAAGAATTACAAACACAAATTGAACCTATAGATACGAGTTGTATAGGTTTTCAAGTTCCTAATCAAGAAGAAGAATATGATGAAGATTGGGAAGAAGATAAAATAAAAATAGGATTCAAATAAAATTATTTAAAAGGGTTGGAATATTCCAATCCTTTTGTACATATCATGAGGTGCTATTATGGCAAAAAAAGCAGTAGAAGTAACATTGTGCATGGGTCATAATACCCCAATGTTGCAATGTGTTGGCCTAAAAAAGAATACTGAATATTTTATTTCATGGAGTCCATTTCATGCGAATGGTAGAGTTCCATATTGTAAGGAATGTTGTAATAAAATGTTTCAATATTATTTAGACGAAACAAAATCGGCACAATCGGCACTTTATTATACATTGATGAAAATGGATGTGCCTTTTATTAAAGATATTTATGAAAAAGTAAATGAAATGAGTGTAAGTGGTGATGTTAATGGAAGAAAAACCGCTATTAGCATTGGCTCATACATGAACACTATTAGAAAATATACAAAAAACAAAGAAATTTGGTCTGATTTTTCTGCTACTGATGTGGATATTTCTGATATTGATAGTAAGATCCAGACAAGAGAAGTTAAAAAGAAAGAAATGGATCAATGGGAAATTGATTGGGGAATACAAGACAGTGTTCAAGATTATGAATTTCTTAATGATACATTTAATCGTTATACAAAAGGAATAGAATTTGTAAATCCACAACAGGTAGATTTATATAGGGATTTATGTAGAGATAGATTGCTACTAAGAAAAATAAATGACAATAGATACAATGGTGATGAAACTATTGATAGAGTTCAAAATAGAATTGGTAAAACAATGGCTACATTAAAAGTAGACCAATTTGAAAGTAATAGGCCAAAAACCATAAGTGAACAAGCTCTGTTTGAAAAAATAAGATTATGTGATGAAAAAAACGTAAGAGAAGTTTATAATCATCCAACCAAAGATTTAAAAGAACTTGCAGATTATGATAAAATTAAAGAATACAATGAACTGTTTAGTCTTAGACCTCTTGGGAATATGCTTGTTGGACACAGAGATTTTAATGTTAGTTTGGAGGATTTAGATCAGTATGACCTTAGAAGAAACCAAGCAACTTGAGCAATTAACATTAAAAAAGAAGCGAGAAGATAAAAAAATACCAACAAAAAAAGATATAGACAGATCTTATGCTGAATGGCAAATGTTTTATTTGAATAATCTTAATATTTTTACAGAAGACTATCTTGAAATTCCTTTACATTATTTTCAACATCAAATATTGCTTGATTGTTGGGAAAATGATATTGAATACATAATTGCAAGTCGTGGATTATCGAAGAGTTTTACGATTGGCGTTCTTGCAAATGATTTAGCTCTATTATTGCCCGGTATTCAAATAGGTATTGCTTCTTTGACTTTAGGACAATCCAATAAAATTATCAATGAAAAAATTGACGAATTGTTAAGTAGTGAAAAACGTGGAATTAGTCCCATTTTAAAACAACTTAGGCGTGATGGTTATATTAAATTTGAAAATGATAAAACAACAGACGCAAGGGTTGTTTCCTATGGAAATGGTTCGAAGATATTTGCAGTCAACTGTAGTGAAACGGGTAGAGGTAGCAGAACTAATATTTCTATTCTTGATGAATGTGTGCTTGTTAAGCGTAAAGATTACGATGCGATTGTAGAGCCTATGCTTGAACCATATAATGTCAATGGTCTTTATATTGAACCAAAACAAATCTTTATGACTTCCGCTAAAACAAAAGACAAATGGGTGTGGAAGCATTTAATTAAATGTGTAAATGGTCATTATAAGGATAAGAATATTAAATATGGTTTCTTTGCAGGCGATATTTTTACAGCAGTTGCAAATAAAGTTCAAACAAAAAAACAATATTTAACAAGAAAAGAAAATACAAATGAATTTGAATTTAATCAAGAGTTCCTTAATCTATGGCAAGGAGAAAGTGAAGGAAGTTTATTTACATTTGAACAATTTCATAATCAACAAGTTTTAGATAAAGCATTTTATCCAAGGACACCACAACAATATGTTGAAGGAGAGCCTAATGAATATGATTTTAGAAATGAAAATGAAATTAGGTGGATGGCTAACGATATTGCTGTTGCTAGTGGTAACGATAATGATAATAGTGTTATTGCATTGGGAAAAATTGATTCAAATGATTTGATAAAAAAAGTAGAATATATTACAACTAAAAACGGTATGAACTCTTTAGAGCAAGTTGTATTGATAAAAAGATTGTTTTATGAATATAAATGTTCGTATTATGTTATGGACAGTAAAGGAGTAGGAAATGTGTTATTTGACTTACTTACTGTTCCAACAGAAGATTTAGAATACGGAATAACATATCCTGCTTGGACTGTTTGTAAAGATAAAAAATTACAAATCAGTTCTGATAATGTTATTAACGATAAAATACAAAGAACTCTTACAAACGATGCGCAAGAAGTAATTATTCCTATTGCTGGAACTTCTGAAATTAACTCAAATATGCACCTATCTTTACAAAAAGCGTTAAAAGATAAAAAGATCCAATTTCTACAAGATGATGCAGAAATAGAATACAAGGTTCAAACAGATAATCCTAAATGGATTACTTTGAGCGCAGAAAAAAAAGCAGATTTCTTAATGCCGTTTTTAGAAACAAGATTTACTATTAATGAATCTATTTCTCTTAACACTGAATATAGAGGTGGATTAGTAAAAGTAAAAGAAGATAGAAGTGCAACAAAAGATAGATACATGACATTGGCAATGTTTAATTATTTTGGAGATAAGTTAATAAATACATTGCTTAATGACGATTATAATGAAGAAGTCAATCTTGATGATTGGCAATGGTTAGCAGAATAGAAAGGAGAAAAATGTCCGATATGGAACATAAAGAATACCTTTCTGAGCAAGAGTTAGACCAAGTGCTACAATTTGCTCAAGGTTTATATAATGGCTTTGGTGGATATGGATTTTACACTCCTTTCTCTCAAAACCAAAACTTACTTGCTTTAAATAATAATGGTCAAAAACCAACGCAAGAAAAGTTATCTAAAGCATTAGAAACCGCACCTTATGATTATGGTTCATTGGCATCATATTCTGAATTTATGGAAATTTGGGATGTGATTTATGCTAAAACCTTAAGATATTTTGGTGGACTACTTTCTTTTGATTTGTCTTACACTTGTAAAAACATTAAGAATCCAAGTGATTATAATTCAAAAGAATATAAAGATGATATTAAAAGGGTTCATAAGTTTCTTGATAACTTTGATTATAAAACAGAATTTGATAAAGTTGTTAAGCAAATGTTAAGAACTGAAACGTGTTATACATGGTTTAGAGACTCATATGAAGACTTAAATAGTCCTATTGATATTGACAGTGATGAAGTCAAAATTCGTAGGAATGAAAAGTTTTCATTACAAATGATGCCACAAAAGAACTGTATGTTGACTGGATATTTTAATTGTAGTCAATTATTATATGACTTTGATATTAACTATTTTCTTAATGGAAACGTAGACATTAATTTGTTTGCTCCTGCTTTGAAGAAGAAATTTAAAGAATCATATACTAATGAAAATGGAGAATATATTCCATCTGCTCAATTAAATTATAGGAACGGTTCTTTTGCTAATTGGGTACAATGTAGTCCTAATGATGGAGCATATGCGTTTAAGTTTGATTTAAGCAATTTTAGACAAGTACCACCTTTAATTGCTTTATTAAAGAGTTGCTTAAATAATGATGAAATTGAAGATTTGCAAAAAAATAAAGATATGGTTTCCGCTTATTTATTATTAGCTGGTGAAATCAAAACTATGGACACTGATAAAAGTGGAAATAAGTCAAATCAATTTTCGATAGACCCTAAAACCATGGGAAAATTTATGCAACTTGTTAAATCTGGTCTTGCTGATAAAGTAAAACCTTTAGCTTTGCCATTAGAAGATATTAAAGGTTGGCAATTTACAGACAGTAATCCAAGTATGGTTGAAAAACAATATACTACAACTGCCGCACAAGGAGCAAGTGCAAGTACATTGATTTATACAACAAGCAAAATGTCACAATCAGAACTTGAAAATGCTATTTATGCAGATTATTGTTTTATGCGTCCATTATATAATCAATTTAATCAGTTCTTAAATTTTTATATCAATAAGAAAACTGTCAAGTATAAATTTGAATTTTGTCTTGATGGATTAAATAGACCATGGGATAGAAAGCAAAGACAAGAAACTTTAAGAAATTTTGCAGATAAAGGGATTGTATTAGACGCAACACAATGGGCGAGTGCTTATGGAATGAAGCCACAAGCATTTCAACGTAGTTTAGAGTGCGCACATAATGACACTACATTTATTGGTAATTTAACTATGATGTTAAATGCGAACACAATGCAATCAAGCGGAGAAGATAATGTAGGTGCGCCAAAGAAAGATTCTTCTGAAAGGTCTGATAAGACAGAGGAAGTTTCTGATTATGTGGATTAGGAGGGTTGAAATGATTATAAGACAAACTCCTAAAGATAAGGATAAATATATTGCTGTGAATAGTGATACAAGCAATGTATTACATGAGCATGGTTTTTATCCTAAGTATATAGATAATGAATTTATATATTATGTAAAAAGTAAAGAACTAATTGAATTTATGTCAATGGAGGGTTTATAATGCAAGAATATATAAAGAAGTTCTCTGTTGACGATGTTCAAATGTATAGAGAACAAAATGAAGATCCCGATTTTGCCGTTGTAGAAATTTATGCTTTGGCAGAGGGCAACAATACCCACAAAAATCCTTTTTCAAGAGAAGTTCTTGAACGTGATGCTGATACTTTTAAAGGAAAATTTATTATAGGAAAATATGATAAGTTTACTAAAGACACAGAATCGCATGAGATAGAACAATCAGTGCTTGGCTATGTTCCACCTAATGAAGAAGTGGAATTTAGAATGAAAGAAGTAGATGGTGTTGAAAAAGAATTTGTTGTTGTAAAAGGTTTACTAAGCAAAATCTATGCAAAAGACGTTGTAGATATGTTCCGTAGTAAAAATGAAAGAACTGTAAGTTGTGAATTTTCTTGTAGTACAGAGTATGATGAGAATGAATATGGAAAAGCCGTAGATGAATTTGGTGTTGAACTAAATATTGATAATCCAGTATTGAGTTATCATATTCATGGAATTACCGTGTTAGGACTTCGTTATAACCCGTCTGTAGCTGGGACAGAAATTAAAGTTAAACAATTTGCAGAAGAATCATTACAATCTCACCAAGTAGACAAGTCTAAAGAAGCTGTTGATATGGGAGATTGGAACGGAAATAAAGCAAAAGATGATTTATTAAAAGAAAAGAACTTTAAAACTGTTGCTAAAAGTGTATGCTTACTTTTAGAGGATGGTTGGGAAGAAAAAAGAAAAGGTTCTCTGAAATACCCAGTTATGAACTTAAAAGATGGTAAATGGGTATATAATGCAGAGGGTCTTTCAAGTGCTAGAGCTTATGGAGAACAACATGACTCTAGTGTAGCTGAAAAAGCAATTTCCATTCAAAAACGATTGGGATTATATAAAGATGACAAGGAGGACACTATGGAAAACGAAAAGAAACTTTCCGAAGCTGAATCCAAAGAAACTGAAAAGGACATTGTTATGGAAGAGCAACCTACCGTAGAAGAAAAGGAAATGGCTCAACCACAAGATAATAAGGAAGAACAACCTAAAGAAGAGGAAACTAAAGAAATGGGTTGTGATGAAACAAAAGCAATGGCTGATGAAGAATCTAAGGAAGAAGAGAAAGAAGAAAAGCCTCAAGAGGAAGAAAAGAAATTTTCCTTAGATGCTTATGTTGACCAAGTTGCTATGTTAGCAATGCTTGAAAAAGAGACAGAACAAAATAAGGAGTTAGCAGAAAAAGTTATGAAACAAATGTCTGCTAATGAAATTGTTGAGAAGTTTGTTCAAATGTCTAAAGAAAATGCTGAGTTAAAGGCTGAAAAGGAAGCTAATGATACTGAAAAGAGAGATAAGAAATTTTCTGCAATTATGGCTTCTGTTAAGGAAGACCTTGATGAGAAGAAGTTTTCTGAGCTTTCCGAAGAAGGTAAAAATCTTTCTTTAGGTGAACTTGGTGCCTTTGAAAATAAGGTTAAGGCATTTGCTTATGAAGCAACTAAAAATAAACCAAAACAAGATGATGACGGTATTATGAGATTTGCTGGTGTTAGTGAATCTTTAAACAATCAAGGCACAGAAGATGTGTTTGATAGAATTTCTAAAATGTAAACAAGGAGATTAAAAAATTATGGCTAAAAATGGCGTTTTAATTGAATCTATGATTCAAGCAAAGAATATTGACGCTCTTAATAGAAGCGTTATTTGTGCTGGTGCTGATGTAGCTGGTGGCGGTCTTATTAAACTAACTGCTCCTACAGTTCAAGGAGAAGATAGATGGACGGCAGAAGTTCCTAGTGCTGGTAATTTGGGTGGACTATGGGTTGCTTATAATCCTTCTGTAAAGTATACCGAAGTAAATGGAAAATTATATGCTGGTCTTTCTGCTGATGACAGAGATTATACCAATATTAAGGGGCATACCTTTGATGCGTTTAAGCCTGTTAAAAATGTAGATGAAATTGTAGTCACAGCAGAATGTATTGATGATGCAAGCAATGTGGTTGCTGGTGATTTTCTTGAAGCAAAAGCAGGTCAAACAACTTATACAAGAGTTGCCGCCGCTACTGGTGCAACCGCTGGTTCTACTGCGTTTAAGGTAGAATGGATTGGTTATGCAAACTTCCCTCAAGCTGGTATTGGTGATGAGAAAGTTAAAGCATATAAGGCAATTTGTGTACAAGAATAATAGACGAAAGGAAAATATTGAATTATGGAATTTATGAATGTAAAGGCATTTTCCGCAATGTCTAAAGATTTATATGATGCAATGAAAGAGTATTCTCGTAATTTCAACAATGAGAGAAAGGGTGTAAAGGCTTTTGCTGAACACTCTAAGGATGAAATGGGGACTCTAATCAATAAGGCTTTTGCTATGGAAGTGGCAAAGCAAAGCGGAATGGCACTTCCTTCTGATATGGGAAATAAGACAGAAGTAAAGCGTTATGCTGAAAACCCTATGGTTAAGTATTTTGCTAATCAAATCCGTGACGTGATGATTGATATGATTCTACCCGATGTGCTTATGACTGGCTCTGTAAGATACTTTGCTGATTTTAAGTATGCTGACCTTGGCGATACTATCAAGTTTGATATTAAGTCTAATTCTCTATTTACAGTATCTAAGGCTGGATGGAGACAACGTACTACCAATCAACAAAAGACCTTTAGAACTACTGTAACTATGGAAGGTGAGAACCATGAAGTTACCATTGGAGCAACTTTGTTTGAAATTCTTACTGGTCAAGCATTTGTAGCAGAAGAGGTTATGAAAGTTGGTCTTTCTATTGAAAGAAGTATGTTATTTGATGCTTATGACGCATTTACTACTTCTGCAAATGCACTAACTGGTAATCTTCAAGTGGCTAACTATTCTGAGAAGTCTCTTATTAAGTTATGTCAAACTATTACTGCTTATAATCAAGGTAGAAAGGCTGTAATTCTTGGAACACCCGTTGCACTTAAGAGCGTTCTTCCTAGCAACAACAATTACAGATATTTACTTGATGATGAATATGTTCGTCTTGGACACCTTCAAACGTTTAATGGATTCGATGTAATTCCTATGGAACAAGTAGCAGATGATACTAAGGGGGATTATTCTCTTAAGTTAGCAGATGATAAGATTTATGTTGTATCTCCTGCATCTGATAAGATTGTTAAGATTGGTGTATTTGGTGGAACAGTATCTCATACTGATGGAAACTATGATAATGCCAACAAGATGATTGAAACTACTGTAGAAAAAGCATGGAACGTGGCTACTGTAACAAATTCCGTGGCTGGTGTAGTATCTGCTCTTAACTAATTTTTAGTTAAAATAAATTGAGGGAGCTTTATTGCTCCCTTGTACATAATGATAATTAAGGAGATTTTTATATAAATGGCAGAAGAAACTAAAACAACTTCAACTAGAGGAAGAAAACCAAAAGCCAAAGTTGAAGAAGTTAAAATTGGAAAAGATGCTATTGATTTAGAATTGGAACAAAAAGATGACCAATCTGAATTGATTAAGCAACTTATGGCTCAAATTGAAGCCCAAAACAAAGCAATGGCTGAATTACAATCTAAAGTCAACACTCAACCTACAATTATGTTTCAAAAAGAAAGTAATTTAGGTGGGAAAAAGATTAAGTGCATCAATTTAATGCACAGTGTTGTAAATATATCAACTGAACCTGATGGATTAGGAAGAGTTTATACTTTTGAAAAGTATGGTGATTACAAAATGATTAAATTTGATGATTTATCAGATATTGTATCATCTTATCCTTATACAATGGAGAATGGTCTGATTTATATTAGTGATAGAGAAGCAGTTGAAGAACTTGGTTTATCAGAAGAATATGATAAACTGTATACAAAGGAAAGAATGGACAGAGTTATTTATCTTAGAGAACAATCTGATGTTGACATTTTTCTTGGTATGGAAAAGAATATGCAAGAATCAACAGCTATGGAAATTGCTAAACTAATGAACCTTAATGAAAGAATGGATTATAATTACCTCAGAGAAATTAAGGAAAAAACTGACATTGATATTGAACAGATTGCTAAAGATTTAAAAGAAAACGAAAGAAAACATGAATAAATAGTAATGGGGGTTTCCTAACTCCCATGAGTACATAAAGGAGGTGGCAAGATGCGTGTGACATTTAAGGATGTGTTAAATAGGGCATATACCACATTATTCACTGATTATAAATTAGACAACCTAATTAAGATGGATGAGCAAGCATTTTACACTTTCTTAGGCGGTTTTTTATGCAATAGTATCGACATTTTTGATGGAGCGTTGACCGATTTATCATATCATTCAGAAGTAATAAAAGATGAAAATGGTAAGGATAGTATTGAATATGTGTTTGATGCTGATTTATCAAGCAAAGAAGTATATATTCTTTGCCTTGGTGTAGCATTAGGTTGGTATAAGAAAGCATTAGATGATGTGACTCAATTTAAGTTGCATTTGTCAAGTAAAAATTTTAAAAACTTCTCCGAACAAGCCAACATTTCTAAACGATTGGAAAGACTTGGGGCAATGGAAGAAGAACTTTCGGAAGCTATTACTGCATATCAACTTAACAATTTTGATAAATTACCATTCTTTGGAGGTGCTTAATGTTTAATTTTAATATAAAGAATTATTTAGACAAAATAGTACAGACTCCAAAAGAATATTATCAAGGTCTTGTTCAAGCTACAATAAATGACCAATGGATAAACACAACACAATTATTTACAATTAAAGAACAATCGGCTTTACCATTTGTAGATGAATATACAGAATATGAAGCATGGGTTGATGTTATTTCAGATAACTTAATCAATACTTCAAAAGTATATTCAGACTTTGTTAGGGTTCTGTTTCAAGATATTGACCATAAACAGAATTATAAAGGTCAGTATTATAAAATGGCTTTAGATGGTGAGCATGAAGAATATTATATATGTTATGACCGTATGGGAACACTTGACCAAGTAGCTGACTTTAGTTGTGTTCGGTGCAATAATGTATTAACTTGGATTGATGAATATGGTAAAATAGTTGAGATGCCTTGTTATTTGGGAACAGATATTAGTTCTACAAACAACTTAATTAACAAAGATGGTACTGTGCCTAATACAAGATTGATTATTCTTGTGCAAGCTAATGATTATACTATGTCCATCGTTAAGAATCAAAGATTTATGTTCCAACATTCTACAGCGTTTAAGGTGGAAGAAGTAAACAATTATATGCGTGAAGAAGGTACAGATGGTCAAGTTACTTGTGTTAAAATTTATGTAGATTATAGTGCTTTGTTACCAAGTGATAATAAAGAGTTAAACATATGTGATTATTACAAGGTTGATTATACATTAAAGATTGACCAAGACAATATTGAACAGATACAAGGATTCAAGGGAAAATTAACAGCAACAGTTAAGAATGGAACTGATGTTATAGATGTACCTTTAAAGTGGTCTATAAACGATTCTGACGTTGTTGAAATTGATGAGCAAGGAAATTATCAAGTTATAGGAGAAATAGGCTCTATGGGGCAAATAACGTGTTCTATGGCTGATAATGAAAGCATACATGATACGATAACAATTAAAGTTGTAGATGACTATTTGCCCGAAAAGAAAATTATTATTAATCCTAACAATATTACAGAATTGAATCAAGGTCAAGTAGTTGATTTTACTTGTGGTGTGTATATTGAAGGAGAGAAACAAGATGATATTGTAACTTGTATACCAAGTGGAGCAAATGTATATTCTTATACATTAACAGAAACACTTGATGGATATAAACTTACTGTGAGACAAGAATCTGATAATGATTTGGTTTTAACTTTTAGTGCTAACGGTTGTGATGATGTTGTAATGACAATCGAATTATTAGGATTATTGTAGGAGGAAAATTATGTTAGCGAATGAAAATAACTATATGGCTTTTAATAATTTTTCAGAGATGCCAGACTTCCCCTACAAAATCGTTGAAGTGTTATTGACAGATACAAGTCAAGATGCGGAAGATTTTTGGAAATTGCTTAAATATACAGAAGTTAATGCACTAAAACAGAAAAATCTTACATTAAAAGAGAAAAAGGCAATGATATGGCAGGGAGAAAGCATTGAACAAAATTTTAATGTTTTCTTAAAACCTTTGATTGGGTCTGCTATGGATAGTGCCGAAGCCCAAACACAGTTAAGATTATATAGATATAATACAATTCCTACAACACAATTTGAAGCGATAGTATGTTTTGAGGCAGACTTTGTTACAAATGAAAAGACTTCATTAGTAAGAAGAAATAAAATCTTATGCGAAAGAACAGATGTTATGGAAGCACTATTTCTATCTGTTATGAATGGAAGAGATATTGAAATTGGTAGTGGAGTGTTTCAATTTAATAGAGAAATGAGTAGGTCTTGTAATAGCCAACTAAATATTGGCAACTCTAAATCGTTCTATGGTCGTAGTTTAATATTGGCATTACAATTTGTTGGTGCTGATAGTGGAGGTGGCTGTGGTTGATTTAGAAACATTAGAATTGAATTATTTTGTAAATATGGACAATGTACCATACGAATTAAAAGATGGTGGTTTGATTTATATTAAACCTATTTTAGTGAAAGATTATTTACGATATTCATGGGCGAAAGAAATTTTGAGTATAGAGAAAAATGAAATAAACGACATTGAAATTATTCAAATGTCTTATCTTGAATTTCTTATCAAAAAAGTATTCACAATGAATAAAGAATCAGAAGATAAACTAAGATGGTTAATTAAATTATGTATGAATGAAGATTATGTTGCATTTGTAGATAACAAAATATATATATGTGAACAAGATACAACAATTAAAGCAATTATCAGACCAAAAGAATTTGATGATATTTCAAAGATAATTCAATCACAAAATGACCCAAATTATGATGACAGATATGTTTCACCCGAAGTTAAAGAACTGATGCAAGATTATTATAAAACAAAATATAGTAATATCACTTCTCCAACTTTAGAAAAGAAGAAAGCGTTTGTATCAAGTAAGACAAGCAAAACATTTAAAGAATTAAATGAATTACCTTATCGTGAATTTGAATTGATATATGACGCTTGCAAAGATAGTGAAATATATATAGGGCAGAAGATTATACAAGGGTCTTATAAATATGATGTAAAAGAAGATATTAAGCACCCATTGTTTGAACCTAAGAAAGACCCATATGAAGAATTGTTTACAGATACTTCTACATTGGCAAGTAAAGGCATTAGTGGTGCTGAAAATCTAACTGCAATGAACTTACAAGGAGAACGATAATGTATAGAATTATGCTATTAAAAGAAGCAAAAGAGAATTATGGCTCTTTGTATGCTTTCAAAACACAAGTAGTAGATGGTGAAACAAAACCATTAGAATTTTCAACAGAATTAGAATTAGATAATTATGTTGAAGATTTATTAAATAACAAGGGTTATGCAAAATCTGATTTTATTATTGTAACAGTAAAAGATTATGATGTAAGTACAGATATTGCTTGATAAATATAAATAGAGAAACGCATGATAGGGTAAGTTCCTATCACTCTAATAATAAAAATAACAATGCAAAAATATAGGAGGATATAAAATATGTCAACTCGCTTTGTTTTGGCCTCTGTAGGTACGGTTCAATTTTTTGACCAATCTAGCGGAGACTTAATTGTAACAAGTAAGACATTGGTAGATAGTGGCATTAACTTTTCTGTGACGGCAGAAGATATTCGTGGCGGTATGGCAAATGCTCTTTTAAGTCAATATTTCCATGATTCTGCAATGGGATTAACTCTTACAGACGCACTCTTCTCATTAGAGTATATGGCTTTAAATGTCGGAGGCACAATTCAAACTGGTGCAGATGTTCTTACATTAGAACAAGTTACAACAACCGAAGCAAATAAAATTACAGTCAAAGAAACACCTCAAAAGTTTGGTAATTTTGGTGTAATTGGATGGTATTCTTTGCCCTCAGAAGATAATTGGACTAAGATTACTTTTGATGCAGATACAAAAACTGCAAATGTACCTGATTTACTTCAAGGAACAACTGTTTGTGTAAAGTATACTAAGACAGATACAAGTGCCGAACAATTTGTTGTAAGTTCTGCATTTATTCCTGCTCAAGTATATGGTGTACTTACTTTGCCTTTGTTTAAGGCTGGAACAGAAGCAAAACAATTTTCTAATAGTTCCAAAGTTGGTGAGGTTCAAGTAGTAATCCCCAACTTTATCTTTAGTGGAGCTATGGATTTGTCTTTAACCGCAAGTGGAGCAACAACTACTCCGTTAAGCGGTAATGCTCTTGCAACATTTACAGGTCTTGAGGGTTGTGATTCCAATGAGGGTTACTATGCTTATGTTAAGCAAATTACCTATAACAAGGACGAATTTGCCGATGTTAAGGCTATTGTTGTAGCTGATGCCAATGTAGAATTGAAGGCTACGGAAACACAAACTTTACAGGTATATGCTATTTATAGTGGCATTAAAGCTCCAAAACTAATTGACAACTCAAAACTAACCTTTACCAGTAGCAATGATACTTATGCTTCTGTTGATGCAAAAGGTGTAGTTACTGCTAATGCAGAAGGTTCTGCAACTATCGAAATTTTTGTTAAGACAAAAAATTCATTGCAGACAGCGGCAGTAGTAACAGTAGAAGCTTAATAATTTTACTTGACAAATAAGTAATTTTATGGTATAATACAAATAAATAACAAAAGTGGGACAGTGGATAGCTACCATTTTCAACGCCCAATAGTTGAATCACCACTTTTGTTTATATTATTGTCTATTGGGAGATGTACATATGGGAAGATACAAAGATTTAATCGGACAAAAGTTTGGAAAATTGACTGTGATTGCATTAGATGAAGAAAGAACAAAAGAATCTTTAGATAAAAGAAGAAGAAAAGAATCTACTTCTAATGCTATATATTGGATTTGTAAATGCGATTGTGGAAATGAAAAAGTTGTGTCTGGAACAAGTTTAAAGCATGGAAGCACTAAGACTTGCGGAAATTGTATTATTAAGGAAAATTCTATTGTTGCTACCAATCCAGAATTGTTAGAAGAATGGGATTATGATAAAAATATATGCTCTCCTTATTCTATAACATTTGGAACACGCAAAAAAATATGGTGGAAATGTAAAAATGGACATTGTTATCAAACTTATGTCAATAATAAAATAAACGAAAATATTAAATGTCCTTATTGTTCAAACAAAAAAGTTTTGACGGGGTATAATGATTTAAACACTGTAAGACCAGATTTAACAATGTTTTTAGTAAATATTAAAGACGGAGAAAAAGTAACTGAACATTCAAGTGTAAGAATTGATACACAATGTCCTATTTGTGGAAAACAAAAGAATATGATAGTATCTCAATTTTCAAGGACTAATATTGATAGAAAATATCCTTGTAATTGTTATTCTAATTCAATGTCTTTCCCAGAACTATATATGAATAATGTATTAACTCAATTAAATATTAAGTTTTACACAGAAAAGAGATTTAATTGGGCTAAACAGTATTATTATGATTTTTATATTGAGGATAAAAACATAATTATTGAAACTCACGGAATACAACATTACGATGGAAATGGCTTTAGTTTATTTAGTAATGGTGTGACTGTTGAGCAACAAAAAGAAATAGATTTACAGAAAGAACAAATTGCCAAAAATAATGGCATGAATTATATAACAATAGATTGTAGGAAGTCTGATTGTGATTGGATTAAAAATTCTATATTGAGTAGTGAATTAAGTAAAATATACGATTTGTCAAAAATTGATTGGAATAATTGTGGACGGTCAATAAATATTGTTAATTCCATTGGAGAAAAATGGAATGATGGATTATCTATTCAAGAACTTATGAATTATTTTGATAAAGATAGAGGAACAATATTAAAATATTTAAAAATAGCTTCTTTTTCTGGATTGTGTGATTATAATGAACAAGAATCGAGAAGAAGAGGTGAAAATAAAAAAGATAGAAATAAAAATTGTAAAAAAGCATATTGCGTAGAAGATGACAAAGTAATTGAAAATATTGCTCAATATGCAAGAGACAATCATTTTAGTCATAGTAAAATATATGATTGTTGCAAAGGTAAAAAACAAACTTACAAAGGCAAACATTATATTTGGTTAGAAGAAAAATAGTCTGATTAAAAAGACTTGGTTATAAAGCCAAGTCTTTATTTTAATAAAGAAAGGTGGCTTTTAGATGTATAACAATTATATGCCTAATAATTTTGGCATGAATAACAATCCTAATCATATGAACATGATGAACATGGGACAATTAAGTACATATCAACAACCTCAACCACAAAACCAACAGCAACAAAATAGTGGTAATCCTTTTATAACTGTTTCTAATATGCAAGAAGCAAAAGAAAAGGTGCTTGCATTTAATAGTTCAATATGGATGCGTGATGCAAGTGAACCTTATATTTACTTTAAAGAAGTGGATTTTGTCGGGACTTCTCATTTTAAGGTATTAAAGGTTGAAGATGTGACAGACCAAATGTTAAATAACAATGGTCAAACTCAAAATAATCAATTTGTTCAAATCCAAGATTTTAACGTTTTAAATCAAAAGGTTGAACAGTTGCAGAATAGTGTGAACTATTATAGTGATATTTTAAATAAAGCAATAACTCCAACTCAACAAGTAGTTGAAGAACCTAAAAAGGTTGGTAGACCTCCAAAAACTGAGAAAGTTGGTGAGGTAAATGGCTAATTTTTGGGACAATATAGGTGGTGGTGCAAAACCACAATCACAAGGTAATAATTTTAATTTACAAGGATTTTTGAAATTTGCTCAAGAAATGAAGGGCAAAGACCCTAATGTTGTATTACAACAAATGATACAAAGTGGTCAAGTAACACAAGACCAAGTAAATAATGTAAAGCAACAAGCACAAGGAATAGAACAAATGTTGAAAACATTAGGAATTAGATTATAAAATAGAAAGGTGGCAAAGAAACATTAGTTACATTTCCAAGTAACTGATAAAATGAAATGAAAAGATTATATGTAGTTTACAACACTACATTAGATATGCTTAAAGGAGGTGTATCTAGTGTTAATTTGTAAATATAGATTATATAAAATCTCTAGTGCATCTCTTTTAGATATATAATATATCTATATAATGGGTGCGCAACATTATGTATGGTGTATTAACAACTAATAAACTATATTTTATAATGTAAAGGAGATTAAACGTATGGCAATGGATGGAAGCGGCTTATCCGCAAGTGATGTACTCGCACTAACTAAGGATTCTGATGGATTATTTGGTGGTGGTTCTAGTGGTGGTATTCTAGCTCTTATCATCATTTTCGTACTTTTGTTTGGTACGGGAAGTGGTTTTGGATTCGGTGGCAATGGTGCAGTAGCAACTCAAGCAGATATTCAAAGAGGCTTTGATACACGAACAATCGTTTCTAAATTGGACGGAATTACTAACGGAATTTGTGATGCAAGTTATGCTAATGCTAATCTTATTAACAATGTAAGGTTTGATACTATGCAAGGCTTTAACAGTGTAAATCAAGGTATTGCTAATTTAGGTTATGAACAACAAAATTGTTGCTGTACCACTAACCGTAATATCGACAGCTTAAAGTATGAAAATGCACAAAATACTTGTGCAATCGTAAATGCTATTCATGCTGATGGCGAAGCAACAAGAGCTTTAATGCAAGCTAACACTGTTCAAGAACTTAGAGATAAGCTACAAGAACGTGATAACACAATTTCTAACTTTATGCAAAGTCAAGGGCTTTTAAATGCGCTTGGCAGATACGTAACCAATCCTCCTTGTTATCAAGGCTACAATGGATATGGGTACGGATATGGTTGCGGATGTAACACTGGTGTAACCGTAGCATAATAAACAGACACTCAATAAGGGTGTCTGAAACATGACACCCTTTAAAGAAGGGAGAATATCATGTTAGAAGTTGGAAACACAAGTACAACAGCTTTGACAGCTAACGATAAAATTCCATTTACAACAGTGTTCTTTAACACTAATAATAGGACTTCTTTTGACTCTGCAAACAACGCATTAGTAATTAAAAGGAGTGGAATTTATAAGGTTGGTGGTAGTTTTGTTTTTACAGCTACTGGTGCAGGAAATGTATCAATTTCCATGTATGTAAATGGGGCTTCTGAACCTACTGCTGTATCAACTTTTACTGCTATAGCTGGTAGCACATATACTTTTACCATTCCATCAAAATATATTAAAGCAATCCCATCTGTAAGCGGAAGTACAATTCCTATTACTTTCGTAGTGAGTGCTGATGGTACTTTAAATAGTGCTAATGCTTATGTGTATTACAATGAAACTGTAAATGAGCAATAATAGACAATGGGAAGCTCTTGACGCTTTAAGCGTCATTAGCTTCCTTATTGGTTGGTTTAACTTCTTTGAGAATGTTGATCAATCGACTATGCAAGATGCTATACAAAATGCAGTAAGTGATATACATGAGCATTTGAAAGAGCAAGACAAAAAGATGGATGCTATAATAGAAATGTTAGGTGGTGAAAGTCAGTGAAAGATAGAGACATAATTGAAACATATATGAAGTCTTTGAAAGAAGAACTTTGTATGTATTCCGAAAATCTGTCTGAGAAGACTTTACCATATATTGATGAATTAAAGCATCGGTATGATAAATGGGAAAAGGACTTATGCAAACTTGACGGTACATGGGTCGAGGAAAAGAAGCATAAAGAGGACAGAGAACGACAAGATATAGAACAGACAGAAATAGATGAAAAATTGTATGATGCAGTAGATGAATTTGCTGATTACAAGAAATACAAAGAAGAGTTCATAAGCACTGGTAGCAGTTCTGCCAAAGATATGAGCAAGCAAGAACTTGGTCATTTTCTTATGAATTTGAAAGATATGTTCAAGGAATTGAATGAGCATAGTAAAGACGATATTGAAGAGCGTTCTATGGTAAAAACTGCCATTAAGGAAATTTATCAACTATTCAGTTGATAATATCGTCACAAAGGAGCAATGAAAGTTGCTCCTTTTTACATATATAAGGGGCGAGGTGATACTTGCCCCTACTAAGGAGTGAGAATAAATATGTGTCAACATATGTATTATAAAGATGAAACAGAGTATTTTCCAAGGCTGTATTGCAATATTGATGATAAGATATGTATATATGCTAAACAGTGCTTAAAGGAAAATAAATTCGTACCAAATGGAAATTTATGGAAGGAATGTTACAAGATGATTGAAGATAAAATTAAAGAAATCCCACAAGGTTCTTATTATGTGCAATCATATAGACCGAACAGAAGTGGTAAATTATTCTTATATGTTGTAATCAATGACCATGTTGAAAAGATACTAACAGAATTAACATCTATTGACCAAGATTATGTATATCTTAAAGAAGGACTTGACCGATATGAAGTTTCTCTTACGCCTTTTAGGGGAACTAAAAAGAAATAGGATGAAAAGGAAAGCAATAAAACAAGGCGAGGTTTGGATGTGCAATTTGCCTAAAGGCGAAGATTCAGAGCAAATGGGTGTACGACCATGTTTAGTAATGAGCTTGGATATTAGAAATGAAACAAGCTCAAACGTGTTTGTATTCCCCATAACCCACGCCAAGAAGAAAGATCAACCTTGCCATTATATGTTATACAAAGAGCATTATCCATTCTTTACATATAAGGAAAATACTGTATTATGTGAAGAGGGTAGAAGTATAAGCAAGAATAGATTAGATAGATGTATAGGGGTTATCTTTGCAAAGGACTTAATTGAAATATTAAAATGCAAAGAATTTGTATTTGTTGAAAAAAATGATTGACAGCCTCCTTTCTTTGTGGTATAATAAGACCATATTAAAGAAAGGAGGCTGTAGAATGATTAAGAAATTCATTGTGTCTTTATCTTCTATCATTGGTATATCTTGCATTGTATACTATACAAGTAAATATTATATTGAAAGACAACTATGCTTTACAAATAATATGCTCATTCCTTGGACAATTATATCCTCTTGTATCATTGTTGCCTTAATAGTTGGTTTATTTTCTTTATGGAAAGTAGATAAGATAGAAAGACAGAATAATGAAATGAAATCAATATTGCTAAAGTTGACAGAAGATTCAGAAGAATATTATGATTCATTATGTCACCACTTGCAAAATAGTAGAGAATTAAGTTTAGATATTTTTGACAAAATGCAAGAAAGGAATTAGTGATGAATCAGCAAAAATGGTTTAGCCGTAACAACTTTAGCGACAACTACGATTATGCTGAAAAGGTGCTAAAGAGGTTTAATCTTGACAAGTATCATTTTGCCTACGATAGCGGTGAACTGGCTTTATTGATCGAAAGTGGATTGAAGAAATATAAGGTAGTAACTGATGAAGTGGAATGTTTGATGAAGATTTATAGGTGTGATGTTCATGTAAATTTTGGCAAGCACACCAAAGAAAATTTGGTACTCAAAAAGACGTTTAATGACGATTGTATATGGAATAGTATCAAGTGGATTGCAAAGGATTCAAAATTGTAATCGTACATAATTTTTCCTCTTGACTTTTCCTCCTTTATATGGTATAATGTATGTATCAGATAAAGGAGGATATTTATTATGTTAAGAGAAATGATAATTGATTTTGTGTTGTTTAGTTTTGTAGAAGGACTTCTATATGCAATGTTCTTCAACAGAGTATGTAAATGCAAGAAGTTTAATGTATTTGAAATCATTGTAATGAGTATAGGAAATTGTGTGGTGTCTTGTTTCTTTCCACCAATTATCTATCAGATATTTATGATGGGTTGGATGGCATTTTGTTTACATCTAAAGAATGGAACAGACCGTACAACATTTCAATATGTTAAGTATAGCTTTTTAGTTATGTTTGGACAGTTAATAACCGAAATGGTATTTGCTATGTTTTATGAATTTATCTTAAATATTGATTTGTTTGATTGTAACAGATTAAAATTGTTTGTTGTAATGATTCCATTGAGAATTGTTCAGTTGATAATTATTATAATGATAGGAGGATTTGGCATGAAGGGTTGGCTTGGTGGCGTAGTTCGTAAGTAATTACAACTACAACAGTTCAATAATCGGTATAATGTTCTCTATTATCTCACAGACTATTCCTATATGGGTAGTCTTTTTATTATGCTTATATTCTTGTGTAGATATTTACAAGAAAGCACCGATAGAGTTAAATACAGAGTATGAAGGAAAAGATGAGGACTGGAATTTCAAAAGGGTTGTATTGATTATGACTATTTATATGGCTATTTCTCTTATAACATATTATTTTGAATTAGAACAATTATGTAAATGTGTATTATTAAGTCTTGTAATGACAGACTTATTACTATTTAAGAACCATAAAAAATATATATAAAGGGGATAGATATATGGAAGATAATCAAGAATTACACGACCTTAAAGCCAAGGTTAATAAAATAGAATATACGGAAATCAAAGAATTAAAAGATGAAATTCAACAAGTAAAAATTGACCTTAACACAAACAATATTTTAACAAAGCAATGTATTGAAAGCAATGATAAAATGTCAAATACATTAGATACATTAAAGGACACAATGATTGAAGTGGCTCAAAGTGTTAAGGATAGTAATAGAGTAACATCAGAATTGGCTTCAACAGTAAAAGATTTGAATGATAAAGTAAAGAATGTTGAAAGCACAATGGACAAGAAATTCGATGAAGTAAATGAACGAATGGAAGTTATTGATGATAAAGGTAAATTTGATTGGATATTATTCTTAAAGCATAACGCAGTTAGTATTTTGCTTGGAATAGGTGCTTTAATTTATGCTTTGTCACAACTTGGAATAAACCTATAATGGAGGCAATACAATGATTAGTTTAAATAAAATAGGCGGTCAAACTGACACTGCAAGTGCTTCATTCAATGTAAGTAAAACTGCTGATATAGCAAATTTACCTACTGATTATGTGCCAAATTGTAGTACCTGTATTGATTGGTCTACTGGTGATTTATATTATTTTGATGGCGATGATAGCACATGGAAGAAACAAGTGTAAGGGGGTATAATAAATGATAGCAGAAGAAGCATATGCCCTTAGTAAATCTTTTACAAATAATTCATTAAAAGGTATCGCTGGCACTTTAGCTGGTAAGAATTGCACTATTAAATCAGCTACTAAAGCAGATGGTGTTACAACTGTTGTATTCGCATGGACAGCAGACGATGGAACAGAAAAAACAACAACTATTCAAGTTAATGATGCAACAAATGACTATGAAGATTTAATCAATATTCCTAAAATTGAAGGTGTTGATTTAGTTGGTAACAAGACTTTTGCAGATCTTGGTATTGCAAGTGGTACTGATTTAGCACAGACTGATGGACACTTACAAGACTTGGCAGATGTAGTTGGAGATAAAACAGGATTGCCAATGCCAAATGAAACAGTCATTGCTAATATTGAACTAATTGATACAAAAGTTGATGGGTTACTTGATGATAATGCAACTGGATTGGCTAAGACATTTTCAAGTGATAAAATTACAAAGACTTTTGCAACACTTGAAGAAGTAAATGAAAGGATTCCACAATATAGTGAAATGCCTCCTGCTACAGAAGCGTGCGGTGGTCAGATTGCACAATATATTGGAACTACAAGTGAAGCATATATCCGTGGATATTTTTATGAATGTACTAAAGTTGAAACGGGATATGAATGGAAGAATATTAAGGTTCAACCAGAAGTAATTACTACAGAACAATATCAATCTATCTTAGATAGATTGACTGCGTTAGAAGGATAATGTTATGGAGAGATAGAAAACTATCTCTCCATTTTTTTAAATTAGGTGAAAAGCCGAGTACATATAAGGAGAACGATATGAAAAGAGGATATTTAACAAGTGATGAACTAATTCAAATTGTCAATGAACTTGTAAGTGTTAATGAGGACGGAAATTTTCTACATGAAAAAGCAAGTGAAAGAGAGATTCTAAAAGTTGCTATGACAGCACAATGTCTATGTGAAGAAGTGTCTGGGATGAAAACTTGTAATGATATGTATGATTGGTATATGGAGCAAGATATTGATTTTGATACTGATGTAAAGAATTACTATGTGATCGACAAACTTGTTAAAGAGGAGTTAGGAATTGATTGTGCAGTAAGAAATTTAATTAAAAATGTTGGAAACAAAATGACAGGATTTGATATGAATGATACTATTGAACAATTAAAGGGCGTGGTAAATAAAAATGCCGACATTTGATACTTATGCTGATTTACAACATAATACAAATTTAATGATTAAAACAGCATTAAATAATACTATTGATAGAATCTTTGATAAATTACAAGATTTTATTAGTAAAGAAGTATACAGTAATAATCAAACTTGGTATACAAGAACTTGGGAAGTTAGAGATAAATGGGATAAAATAAAGGCTGAAATCAAAGGGAATTTCATAGAAGGAGAAATTTATTTTATGGATAACATATCTCATAGTGGGAATCCTTTGTGGCAACATGGTATGTCAGAAATTGATGGTGATACTTTGTTAAAAGTTTTGATTGGCAATTATAATACAGGAAATGTTGCAAATTTTAATAATCCAAACCCAAGAGATTTTTGGAATCCTTTTATTAAGTGGGTAGATCAAAATTTTGATAGTATATTTAAAGAAGAACTAAATAAATTATAAAGGAGAAAAGATATGATAACTTTAGGGTTAGATATGAGTAGCAAAAAAAGCGGTTATAGTCTTTTCGATGATAAAGAATTGAAATTGTATGGACTTTGGGAAATTCCAGAAGATATTGTTGAGTGGCGTGATAGAATTATATGGATGAGCCAACAGTTAGATGTTTTTGTTAAAACACACAATGTAGATCAAGTGTTTGTTGAAGACGTTCCTTTATCTATGGCAAATCCTCAAACTCTAAAAATTTTATCAGCATTACAAGGAATGATTATATCCGTATGTACTCTAAATAATCTTAAAGTATCATTTATTGGAGTTTCACAATGGAGAAGTGCTTTAGGGTTATTTACGGGTACAAGAAAAGGTACTACTAGGGAAGAAATGAAGAAATCAAGTGTTGAATATGCTAATAAGACATTTGGTTTAGATTTGGTTTGGAAAAGTAAATCAAGTAAATATAACCAAGATGACTTATCGGACAGTATCAATGTAGCTTGGTCACAGTTAGTAGATAAAAAACAATTTGGCAGGAGGTGAAGTAAATGTCTGATTTTTATGCAAAGTTTAGGGCTGATACTACACAGCTTGTTAAAGATTTGAAAACTGTTGCGGCACAGCAAACTTTTAAAGTTAAAGTTCAAGCTGATGGAGCGCAAGTAAGAGAACTTCAAAAAGAAGTTATGAAAGTTGTAGATTCTGAAGGTAAGATGACAACTGTTACAAACACTTTGAATAAGAAAACAGGAGAATTTAATCAAACTTTAAAAGAATCTGCTAAGACAGCTAAAACATGGGGTGAAGAGTTCTCCGATTCATTTCAAAAAGTTCTTAGGTTTGGATCTATAACTGCTATTATTGGGGCTTTTAGCCAAGCATTTAAAGAGGCCGTTCAAACAGTAAAAGAATTTGATGATGCTTTAACTGAATTTAAAAAAGTGTCAGATTTAAGCGGTGAATCATTAGACTCATATACCAAAAAGTTAGGTGAACTTGGACAAGAAGTTGCGAGAACGAGAACTGAAATGGTTTCTTCTGCAACGGAATTTGTTAAGAGTGGCTATTCAGAAGAAGATGCGGCACAATTAGCAAAAATTTCTGAACTCTATCGTAATATCGCTGACGAAGCTATTAGTAGCGGAGATAGTGCGAATTTTATAATTTCGCAGATGAAAGCATTTTCTAACAATACAGAAGAATTTGCTTTACATACTATAAATGCTATCAATAATGTATCGAACAATATGGCGGTAAGTTCCAGTGATATTAGCACTGCTTTAAGTAAAACTTCTAGTGCTATGGGAGCATTAGGAAATACCTATGAACAAACGGTTGCATTGGTGACAAGTGGTACTGAGATTATGCAAGGCCAGGCCAGTAAAGTTGCACGAGGGTAACGTAATCTACCTATGGATTTAGCCCCCGATGTACAGTAATGTGCATTTAAGAACAATCCTAAAACCAGTAACTCCTAAAGCCTTAATAACTACAGCATAAGAATGAAAAATGTCTAAGTGCGAATGTGGGAAACTATTAAAAATATTAAGGATGGCATATGGTTGAAAAACCTAAGTGTTGACAAATCTTATATAATATGATATAATATATAAGTAATGGATGTTTGGTTGCAAAGTTCCGAAGAGGAATAAGTCAAACGACTATCTTTTAATAGAGTAGAGAAATCGAAATGGATTGCCCCTACAAGTAATGTTGAGGGTGAAGAAATAGTCTAAACTGTATAGAAATATAGAGGTAAAGTTATATGTCAAAATTAAATGAAGTGCTAAAACAAATAAAAAATAAAGGGTATAAATTATTATCTTATACAAACAAAGAAGTTTGTTATGAAGATAAAAAGGGGTATAGGTATTCTAAAAAATATGTTTACACTAAAGAAATAAGTGAAACTCATAAATATGATATAAAAAACATATATCATATTTATAATATAGAACATATGTTGGAATTGAGTGAATCTGGAACTAAACTAATTCAAGAAACTTATAAAGATGGAAGAACTCCAATGAAATTTATATGTGGTAGATGTGGAGCAGAATTTAAATCAACAATAGGTTCTATTGAGAAATATAAATATAAATTATGTGCGAATTGTGTTAGAGAGGTTCAAAACACTAAAAAGCATAAATTAGAAGAAATAAAAAAAGAAATAGAATCTTATGGTTATAAAATGCTAAATGAAAACTATCAAGATTTTAATTCTAGGATAGACGTTATAGATGAAAATGGATATAAAGGAAAAGTTAAATTATATACTCTTAGAAGTGGAGGGTCAATAAGTAAATTTGCTTTGTATAATCCATATGCTTTAGACAATTTAAAATTGTTCTGTAAACTTAATGGATATGATTGTACTATACCAAATCAAAAATATCAAGGATGGGAACACCCATTGAAAATTAAATGTTCATGTGGAAATATATATAATATTAATACAAGCAAATTGGTAAATGGTGGACAATACAAATGTACAAAATGTACCATATACTTCTCTTATTTGGAAGACACCATAGATAAATGGTTAGAATTAAATAATATAGAACATATTAGACAATATATTATTAAAGAGTGTAAATATAAACAGCCTTTACCGTTTGATTTTTATTTGCCTAAATATAATGCATTAATAGAAGTCCAAGGAGAACAGCATTATAAACCAGTGGACAAATTTGGTGGAGAAAAAGCATACCAGTTACAAATAAAAAAAGACTCTATAAAAAAACAATATTGCAAGTATAAAAATATACCCTTAATTATTATGTCATATAAAGATATACGTTCTAAAAAATATATAGATATTTTAAAAAAAGAATTAAACATATAACATTTTTTGTTAAGAACCATAGGTAATAACATTGCTAATGCGGCTCAAAGTGCAGACACTTTAGAAATTTCTGTTCAAGGTGTTACAAAACAAATTGATTTACTAGATTCAACCACTGGAGATATGCGTAGTACATTTGATATTATGCAAGATATTTTCACAAATGGTTGGGAAGATATGTCTAATGCAGAAAAACAAGCATTAGCAATTAGTTTGGCGGGAAAGAATCAGTTTGAGGTCTTCGTTAGTGTGCTCGAAAATTTTGCTGACGCACAAAAAGCTGTTGTTCTAGCAACAAATTCAGCTGGTTCAGCCGAGAAAGAAAATGAAGCATATCTTGATTCTCTTGGTGCTAAACTAAATCAAACAAAGGCATTACTACAAGAATTAGTTCTTGGTGATGGTGGACTTGAAAAATTTGGAAAAACATTATTAAATGTAGGAATTGCTATATTAAAATTTGCGAATAGTGATATTGGTCAAGCAATAATTAAAATAACACTTATGACAACAGCGATTACAGTAGCGGGAAAAGCATTTCAATTATTAAGTAAAACAAGCGTTATATCATGGTTATCAAATATTGGAACTGCATTTGGAATGTTGGCTACAGAAATTGCTACTACTGGTAATGTTGTAACTGCTTTTAATTTAACATTAGAAACATTAAATATAAACCCAGTTGTTTTAGGAATTACAGCTATTGTAGCCGCTGGATATGGTTTATATAAATTAGTTGGTTATCTTAATCCTTCGTTAGAAAAGTTGAATGAAAATGTTAAAAATGCAAATTCAGAATACAAGCAAACGACTGGAAACATTGATTCAATTAAAGAAACATTAAAAACCATTAATTCACAAATAGACAGCATTAGATCCAAAGATAAAATCGAATTAACAGATCAAAAGCAACTCGAAATGCTTCAAAAAGAACAGGCTAGTTTGGAACAGCAACTTCTTCTTCAAGAAGAGCTGCAAAGATCACAAAGAGACGAAGCAACAAAAGCTGGAGAAAAAGTTTTATCTAAAGATGTTTATGATGCTGGAGCTTTTGGTGTTGATATGGGGACTGGCGAGGTTCAAACAGGAACTTCTTCAGAAGCATTAGTTTCATATACGAACCAAATAAATGAACTTCAACAACAACTAGAACCATTACTTCAACAGAAACAAGCATTAGAAGATGCCAACAAGCAAGAGTCTCAAGAATATGCAGAACTTAGAGGTAGAATTGTTGATTTAACAGAACAACAAGATTCTGCTAGATCTGCCGCAGTTGATTATGCTAAGACTATTGAGGAAGCTACGGAAAATGCTGATGATTCCAATGATAAAATTAAAGAAGGAATAGACGCATTAGATGGGTATTATGATGCGCTTAAAAATGTAGACGGAAAATCTCAAGATACTTCTGATAATATCGGAAACCTTGGAGATAAAACAGAAGAATCAAATGAAGATTTAGAAGAGAGTGCGAGTAAAGCCGAACAGTTAGCTTCAGAATGGGAAGCATGGAATAGTTCAATAGATAGTATTCAATCTGCTTATGATACTTTGTCTTCTGCTGTTGAAGAATATAATACTCAAGGCGGTTATAGTATTGATACTTTGCAAGCATTATTAGCTTTAGATCCCGCCTATCTTTCTGCTTTACAGGAAGAAAACGGGCAAATGACGCTTAATATAGATGTAATTAAGCAGAAAATTCAAGCAGAAGCTGATGAAGCTAAACAACTTATTTATAAAACTACAATACAAAAATTAAATGCTTTGGCAAGTGATACAGCCAGTGAAGCAACTACTAATGCCGGAAATGCTTCTGCAAATGCCGTTGATCAACATAATGCCAATGCACAAGCTATTGGTGGTGAAGCAAAGGCTTCTATGGTTTTAGCGGCGGCTAATTCGGCTATTGGCAAAGGTGCAAGTAAGGTTGATGTTAATAAAGTTCTTAGAGAAATGAATCAACAACTTAAAGCAGTTGATAGTTGGGTTGATTCTGTTGGTAAAAACTTTAGTAGATCAATGGGTACTGCTACCAAATCTACTAATAGAGCTACCAATGCTGTTAATAAACAATCTCAGGCATTGCAAAATGCAAAAAAGGCATTACAGAGTGAACGTGATGCTAAAGTCAAAGAAATTGAAGCAGAACTTAAAGCACTTGAAAAACAATATAAAGCTGAAAAAGATGCTATTGAAAAAGAGCGTGATGATAGAATTGATGCTATTGAAAAAGAGCGTGATACTCAAATTGATGCTATCGAGGCTGAAATTGACGCAGTTGAAAAAGAACAGAAAGCTCGTAAAGAATATTGGGATCAACAACTTGCTAATCTTGAAGCACAAAATCAAGTTGTAGAAGATGGTATTGAATTACAACAGCTTTACAATGATTTAGCAACTGCTCAACAAACAAAGAAGATGATCTTTAAAGATGGACGGTTTGTTTATTCTTCAGACGAAGCATCTATTTCAACTGCTCAAAGTGCGATTGATGAATTTAATCGTAAGAAAGAGTATGAAGAACAAAAGGCTTATCTTGAAAGTCTTCGTGATATGGAAGATAAAAACTATGAAGATAGGCTTGATGATTTACAGTCTTTTAAAGAACAACGTACAAAATATTATGAAGAATTACTTGATCAATTAAAAGATTATTATGAAGAATCGCTTGAACAATTAAAAAATCATTACGAAGAAGAGAAAAGTAGATTAGAAGATTATCGTGATCAAATTAAAGAAAGTTATGATAAACAAATTGATGATTTGGAAAATCACAAAAATTCTTTGAATAGCAAGTATAATCAAATGCTTAGGAATCAAAATGCGTATCAAAATAATTCATTGGCAAGCGCACAAGCATATGTAAATAAATATAATGCAATCATGCGTGGTTTAGCTAATGGTGGTGTTACAACCGTAAGTACGAGTGAAGGTATCAAAGTTGGTGGTAAAACATCTTCTACAACTATTGGTGAAGCATTAAAAGGTGGCTCGGCAAGATGGCGAAGTAATGCAAAATCTACTGGTGACAACTATGTTAATGGTTATGCTTCTGGCGTAAACGGAGTTAATGATTCTGAACTTTCTGTAGTTGGCGAAAATCCTAAGTATCGTGAAATTGTTATTGGTTCTAAACTAAATAATGATCAAGGTGCAGTTATGGCATTAAAGCGTGGTAGTGGTGTTGTTAATGCTAAAGCAACAAATACACTTGCTAGTTTGTTCAATGCTTTCACAAGTCAACGTTCTGTAGGTCAGGCTATTAGTTCTGACAACCATGCAACAACTATTGAAATTGGTTCTATTAGTTTGCCACAAGTAACCGATGGAAAAAGTTTCATTAGTTATTTACAAAATTTCAAAACCGATCTCGCGCAACGTGCGTTTAAGAGATAAATTTGAAGGAGCGGAGAAATCTGCTCCTTTGTACATATTTAAAACAGGAGGCACAATGAATGTCTGAACAAATGGAAAGGAACGCTTATCGGCAACTTTTAGAAGGTATTACATTCTATATAGATAAAGTTGTGTCTGATAATAAAGAGAAAACAACAACTGCTAGAATTGTTTCTATACAAGAAGACGGCAGTTATACAATAGATTTAGATGGTAAACAATATTCAAATATTGGCACTATAGGTGGAGTTTGCACCATAAATGAAATGGTAAAAGTAATGATACCACAAGGTCAATACAATAATATGTTTATCTTAAAAGGTGGGTCTGGAAGTGGTGGAGGTTCTACAAGTGGTGTCACTAGCGTAAACGGAAAATCTGGTAATGTTGTTCTAACTGCAAGTGATGTAGGTGCTTTACCAAATACTACGGTTATACCAACTAAAACTTCTGAACTTCAAAATGATAGTAATTATGTTGTAGGCACTGATTTTTCAAATCTTGAACAAAGAGTTAATACAAATGAAGATAATATTGCAATGTTAGACAGTGATATTGAAGGTTTGAATACAAGTGTTGAAACTTTACAGACAGATATGGGTTCTGTTAAAACAGCCGTTAAAACACTTCAAGATACTTATGTTTCCAATACTAGAAAAGTAAACGGAAAATCATTAGATAAAGATATTTCTATTGATAAGTCTGATGTAGGTTTGGAAAATGTAGGTAATTATAAGTCTGTTTCTGTTGATGTGAACCAAGAACTTACCGATGTAGAAAAACAAAATGCTAGAAATAATATTGGGGCTGGAATAAGTAATTTTAGTGGCAACTATGATGATTTAAACAATAAACCAATTATAGATTCTGAATTATTGTCTACTTCTACAAATGCTGTGCAAAATAAAGTAGTAACAGATGCTTTAGCAAATAAATTAGGTGTTGATGAACCCGCTATTGAAGCAATATCTGATTCAAATGGAAATTTAATTTTGTCAACATATGCAAGTTCAATGGAATTAAGTGAAAATACATTAACATTAAAATCAAAAAATGGAACAATATTAGCGACAATATCGTTACCAACTTCAACTATAGTTTGGAATGAATAAAGGAGGGATAAATTAAATGGCATTAGTTAAGCCTATTATGTTGAGTGTTACTGCATTTGACGCAACCATGGAGCATACGTTTAGTTTTACCTCTAATGGTGGAGATCAAGTTGTTGCTAACCAATTAACAATAAAAAGACAAGATACAAATAAAATAGTATATCAAAATAAAATTACTTCTTATGCTTTTGAACATAAAATTCCTGCAAACACATTGGAAAATGGTTATTATTATAGTGCTTATTTTAACACTTACAATGTAAGAGATGAAGAAAGTGAAGCAAGTAATGAAACGCAATTTAATTGTTATGATACCCCAACTTTAGTTTTAATCAATTTACCACAAGATAATTTAGTTGATAATAGCAATTATACATTTGGTGCAACATATAATCAAATTCAAGGTGAAATGTTAAATAACATGAAGTTTGAATTATATGATCATCTTGGAGTTTTGATTGATGAAAGTAGTATTTATTATGGTACTGCTACATTACCAATTACTTTTGAACATACATTTTCTGGATTTAATAATAATGAAAGTTATTATGTAAAAGCAATAGCAACAAGTGTAGATGGTATGAAAGTTGAAACAGAAAGATACGGTTTCGCAGTTAGATATTCATATCCTTCTATGTTTAATTTGTTAGACTTAGTTAATGTATGTGAAAAAGGTTATGTAAGAATTGAAAGTAATGTAGAGAGTATTGAGGGTGAAACAGCACCAGATTTTACACCTCCAATCTATTTTAATGCTTTTCAAGTAACAGACCCTAGTATTTATGTTCAATGGGATGTTCCTTTTGAGTATGATATGGAAAACCTTCAACCAATTAGTGAATGGACAGAATTGAGTTTGATTGATTTACATCAACTTGGTAACTGGGTAAGATGGGAAAAAGGTTATAATATTCCTATGAATTTTACCTTTACTTCTTTTATGAAAGTTGGTAGACTTGGAACTTTTGCTATTATTGGTGATGAAAGTAATGGTTTTAAAATTGATTTAATTAGAGAAATTCCAAATGGACAAGATACCGTTAAGGATAGATTTGAAGTAAATGGTTATGTAAACGGTGAATTAAAAGTTCATCAAACTTCCAATTATGTTGATATTTTAAATCAATCTTCATATTATCTTATTTGGTTCAGAAAAGTAAATAATATATATGAATTGATATTTAATGTTATTGATCAAGGGAAAAATGACATTATGAATTGGGGAGAGACTAGCGTTTGGTATGATAGATTGACCGATATTTCATGGAGTCCAGAATCTTATCCTCAAGGAACAGAGTTTGAGCCATTGGCAGAAAGCATATCTAGTATTTTTCCATTAACAAAGTTAAAATTATTTAATGGAATTTATGATAATATAGATATTACTGCCGATGTTTCAAGTTCATTTTCAGCTAAAATTCCGCAATGGACATATAATACAAGAATTGATTGTAATTTTAATGGAAACATTGATGGTGGTAATCTCGATATATTATTATCACAAATTAGATATATTAAGATAAAACGTAGAAAGAAAGGAACATTTGATTGGGTTACATTAAAGCAATATCCTATAAATGAATCTAAGGATTTAAATATAGTGGCAGAAGACTATTTTGTTCCTAGTGATTACGAAGCTGAATATGCTATTGTTCCTGTTTCTGACGGAGGAATTGAAGGAACATACATTATAAATGATATTTCTACCAAGTTTGCTTGTGTAACTATTGCTGATAATGAAAAAGCATTTAGTTTAAAGGCGAATATTGTTTATGGTGGTGACGTTAAAAATACTACATTTAGCACCTATGAACCTTTAAAGGGCAAATATTATATTGTGCAAAAGAATGGAGAACTTGATAGTTATACTGGTTCTATTAGCATGATGGTTACTGGATATAATTTTGATAAAACACATCAAATTGATAGACAAGACGTTTTAAAAATGACTGATGATTTATGTGAGTTCTTTAATAATGGTCATGCAAAAATTCTAAAAGACTGGAATGGAAAGATTCACATGGTCAGATTCTTAGGAAGTCCACAAATTACTTATAATAGTTCTTATGGTAATGGAGTGGCTTATGTGTCTGCAAACTGGGTAGAACAAGGACAATTTGATAGTCAAAGTGATTTATATTATAACGGATTAACCGATGTATTATCGTAGAAAGGAGGAAATATATGCCTACACAGACAGAATATAATTTGTCAAAACAAAGAATGAGAATATTGCATTATAGACTTGTATTGCTAAATTATCAATTTCAAGAAGTTGGAGAACTGACTGGTGATACCATAGAAGAACCGGGCTTTACCGTTAATGCAGATTCAGATATTCGAAGGACTTGTAGCATATCTTTAACTCCCAGAGATAGTTCTTTTGATATTCGTCAAGGAAGTAAGATTTGGCTTGATAAGTATGTTCAGATTTATATTGGACAAGATGATTTAAGAACTGGTGAAACTACTTATACAAATATGGGGATTTATCTTATTGATAATCCCCAAAGAGTATATTCACCTACTGAAAATAAAATAACAATTCAAGGCTTAGATTTAATGGCAAAAATGACTGGTTTAAGGAATGGAAACTTAACAGGCGTTCCATATTTTATACCACAAGGTTCTAATGTTAGAACAGTTATAATTGCTTGTATTGAATTAGCTGGATTTACAAAATATATTGTAGATGAATGTCCTATTGACACGCCAAATGATATAAACATAGATGTTGGTGGGACAGTGTATGATATTTTATCACAATTAAGAGATATACTTCCTAATTATCAAATTTATTTTGACGTAGATGGAGTATTTCATTATACTGTAATTCCAAGTGGCAAAAATGAGCAAATTATGGTAGATGATGATATATGGAATGTAAATATACTTGACTATCAAAAAGCCACTGATTACGATTCATTAAAAAATTCTATTGAAGTAATAGGGAAAACACATGACATTAAAAACTATGGTGGTCAAGCTACTACAAGCGGAGATACATATGGTATATCTTTAAGCGGACTAAGTGATTTAAGTCAATATTCAAAAGTTGGATTTAATACTAATGTAGATTTAGGTAGTAGTAAAAAATTGCAAATTACTTTAACAAATACAAAAGTTGATTCAAGTGGAAATATTACTACAGAAACAAAAACTATAAAATATCCAATTAGAAATGAAAATGGAACTGTGCCTACATTTGCAGGAACAGATACTTACTATGTTGTGAAATTAACATATCAAGAAGATCATTGGGAATTTGATAATGTGCAATCTGTTCCAAATCCTAAAAGGGCTGTAATTAGTGAAGATACATATATCATATCAGATAGTTCAATAACAAGTTTGAATGATGGCATGACATATACATTTAGAACTCCGACTACAGGCTGTGAAAATGTATATCTACCATATTTTCAAATTAACAATCTAAAAAGATTAAAGATTAAAAATACAGTTAAATTAAGAAATGATACTGTATATACTTTGAAATATTATAAAGCAAGTTCTTATGAACAAGAAAAATATTTTCAGTTTATGGGAGAAGTAATTCCTAGAGGTTCAGCTAAAGAAAATAATCCAGATAGTCCGTTTTATGTAAATGGAAGTGTCGGAGAAATTAGAAAAGTTCTTAGTGGTGGTGAATATGACAATATTTACACCACTGATTTAGCAAGACAAAGAGCTGAGTGGGAATTATACACAAGATGTCGTTTACAAGATAGTATAACTGTAAATTGTGTGCCTATTTACTGGTTAGATGTTAATTGGCTAATAGAAATTACATTACCTAATAAATATGGTACAGAAGAGAAAGAACAGTATATAATTAAATCAATAAATATAAGTGGCGGTAGTGGATCTAATATGAGTGTAACAATGCAAAAATATTATCCATACTACAATAATTGATATAGAAAGGAAAGATAATCATGGCAAATGTATTATTTACGAGAGATAGTCTAACTAATATAGAAAATCCTAGCCTCCACCCAGTAACGGACGGACAACTACTTTTTGATACTTCTGGTTCTGGCAAAATGTATATGGACGTAGGGACGCAACGTCTTGAAATGGGTGGAGCGATGACTATTGATGCTAAACTTAATTCCACTTCTACAAACCCAATTCAGAACAAGGCTGTAGGTGGGGTTATGCTTAGTACTTTAGATGAAATTAATGCGGCAACATCTAAAGGTTTCATCACGGACGCATTAGCAACAAGAGCATTGGCTCAAAAAATTGGAACAACGGATATATCTAGTATTGGAGATGGCACTTGTACGGGTGCTATTAGTACGTTAAATGCGAATATCCAACCTTTAATGTCTGAAGACAGAATCAATATAAAAGTAAACACAGAGACAAACAGTCTTAATGCAGCGGAAAGAACTGGTATATATTATGTCACTGGAGATAATATTCAAGCATTGCCTTCTGGATTTTCCACGTACGGGCTTCTTTTTGTGATGAGAAGTCCGTATAGTTTACATCCAACCAATAAAGATTCTGTGTATTCTCAGCTTTATGTTGATGTGTATAATAATAGGGCAACTCGCGCATTTAATAATGGGGCATGGACAAATTGGAAAAATTTCTAGCCACTTATCATCGATTTCACAAACTATTCCAATCTATCGTTCGATTAAGTAACATAGGTTGCAAAAAAACTGCCATTTGCAGCGCCGATTACCGCATTACCATAATTATATACGGTTACTTCTCCGGAAGGATAGAATCTATATACAAGATTCATATTTGTGGAACTTCTAACATCAAATATGAATCTTGGACGTATATCTGATGGTAGAGTTCCGACTTTTGTCCATCCACCAGCTGGCATATCTTGTATATCATATATATTTGAAATTGTAACAACATTTCCTACTTTACACCATTTGACAGAATCGGTTGGAAGATACGAAAAACTCAAAGTTCCATCTTTATTCGCATTTAACCAACTAAACTTCTCCTTTACTTTTACCACAAGATATGGTATAATACAAATATCTTAAAAAGGTAAAGGAGAAGTATTATGGATTGCAAGGATAAACTGTTTAATGATGTGTTATTAAAAATGGGGGCAGATTTAACTAAAGAACAGATTGATAAATTAAAAGTAGTGTTAGCGGAAGAATTGCATAATTATGACGTAGTAGAAAAAGAGAAACGGGATTTACTTTCGGTGTATTCAAGTCACAATGAAAGATTGATTCAGTCATTTATTATGGCGAAGAAAATTGAGGGTTTATCAGATAGAACCTTGAAAGCATACTTATATACACTAAGAAGATTTACGGGAATGTTTGATGTAAATTTGTTACAAGTAGATACAAATATGGCTCGTATGTTCTTGTATAGACTTGAAAGTTTGGGGAACAGCGAAATAACATTGAACAATAATCGGCTTGATTTAAACTCTTTTTATTCTTGGCTTGTAGAAGAAGAATATATTCCAAGAAATCCAATCAAGAGAATTAAACCGATTAAAGGAGAATTAAAGGTAAGAAAACCTTATAGTGATACAGAAGTCACTAAGATTAAAGACAACTGTAAAACATTTAAACAAAAGGCAGTTATGGATTTATTGCTGACAACAGGAATTAGAAATTCCGAATTGTGTGGTATTAAACTTTCAGATGTAGATTTTTATGATAAATCTATTGTAATTCACGGAAAGGGAAATAAACAGAGAATTGTATATTTGTCTGATGGCTGTCTATTACATATTAGTCAATATTTAGAGGATAGAAAAAATAAAGGAATAGAGTCTGAATATTTGATTTGCAATGATAGAAAGAAACTAATTGATGGACAATATAAATATACTGGATTGTCTAATGAATGTTTGAGAAAGATTGTAAAACAAGTGGGAGAAAGTGCTAATGTGGAAAACAACTATCCACATAAATTCAGAAGAACATTTGCTTGTACTATGTTGGATTATTCTGATATTGCAACAGTTCAAACACTTATGGGTCATGCTTGTATTACAACAACTCAAATTTATGTTGAAGTAAATGAAAAACGAGCAAGATATGAACATTCTAAACTAAGAATTGCTTCATAGAAAGGAAATAATATGTCATATATTAAATTTTTAAATAGTGAAGAGAAATTCCAAGGTATTATTAAAGTTATAGATGAACATACTATTGAAGTGCAAAAATGTGATAAGCATATTGGTGGTTTCCAATTATTTACAGATGCAGATTATATGTTTGGAGATTACAGTGCTTTTAAGTATGATTACGAAGAGCCGAACCTTGGAAAGCAAATTTATAGATATACAGACGACAACCATAAATGGGTAAAGCCAAAGAAAAAGATTATGTTTAATGGTGGGAATGGTGCTACTTTAATTGGTAAGACAGTACAAGAAGTATATGATTATTCTGAAGTTGTAGTTCCAACAATTACTGCTAATGAGAACTATACGGTGCAAGGTTGGGATAAAGAAGTTCCTACAAGCGGAGAAGTAGAAGAAGATGAAATATATACCGTTGTATTTACATATGTTACACCACCCGAGGATATTGTAGCTGTACGTGATAGAAAAATCAAAGAAATGAACGATGCTCAGCAAAAAGTGATTGCTGAGGGATTTGATATTGAAATTGACGGAGTTGCAGAACATTTTACCATGACTACAAATGACCAAACTTCTATGCTTGGACTTATGAGCATGGTTCAAAGTGGCATGGAGTTAATTCCTTGGCATACAAGTGATAATGATGAGCATTGTAAATATTATACAAATGAACAAATGAAAGCTATTATTGGAAAGGCTATGGAGTTTCTGACACTTAATATTACATATTTTAGAGATTTAAGAATTTATATTAATAGTCTTGAAAATAATGATGAAATTAATGCTATTGAATATGGTATTTTAATTCCAGATAAATATAAGTCAGACGTTTTACGAGATATTGAAGCAAAAATGTAGTACAAAAGAGGGACTTATCTGTCCCTCTTAATTTAAATTAAATTATAAAATAAAATATAGACAAATTTTGTGATATGGAAAAATATGTCAATGAAAATATTCTGGTATGATAAATGCGAAGAGCGCACCTCTAACATCTGAAGACAGAATCAATATAGAAGTAAACGTAGAGGCAGTCAGTCTTAATGCCGCAGAAAGAACTGGTATATATTATGTCACTGGAGATAATATTCAAGCATTGCCTTCTGGATTTTCCACGTACGGGCTTCTTTTTGTGATGAGAAGTCCGTATAGTTTACATCCAACCAATAAAGATTCTGTGTATTCTCAGCTTTATGTTGATGTGTATAATAATAGGGCAACTCGCGCATTTAATAATGGGGCATGGACAAATTGGAAAAATTTCTAGCCACTTATCAAAAAATTAAAGTTTACTAGTAATGCGAATATCAGTATTCGGATATCTATATGAGCACCTATTCCGCAAATTCTAGTGTTAAGATCATTGTCTTACCAGCTAAGTTCGCATTTGCTGTGTAAAAATCTATCGCTCCATTATTGATATTAAGAGTCAGACTACTTTTAAAATCACCAGATGACCCTATGACCGATGCAGATAATACTTCTATGCTGTGATATTTCCCGACAAATATACTGGTTGAGAAGTAGAATCCAGAATTCGTTTTTTCGAGCGAAACAGTAAAAGTAAGATTTTGAGTTCTGCCAAAAAGTACATTCTGGAACTTCGCATTTATCTTTTTAGAAAGGAATCAAATATGAAGTACATATTCAGTCGCAT